AGGATTATTTATAGCTGGACCAAAATACATACCAAAGGATGGTGATTGGGCTTATAAAATTTATAAAGGACCAGGATTACAACAAGGTGAAGGTGTTGGAATTAAACTAAAATTACCTGACAACTACAAATCATATGATATAGAGTATAGTTATGAAACTAGACAATTTTGTATAAAAGATTAAGGTTTGGTGTTTTTATTGCTAATGAAATCTGCAAATTTTTCACTAGCAATAAATCCAAGTCCAGCAATTGCCAGCCAGACTAATCCTTCAAATACATAATCTGTTATGGTGTAGCTTGAAAACAAATCAACAATTGACGCAAATATTATTGTTAGTGATGCAGAAATACCAATAGAACGTTTACTTGATATTTCACCATTTGCACTTAATAATGATTTAAAAAATCTTTTCATATCATTAATTTTTTAATTTTATTAATATTTTCATCAATCTTTTTAATATCTAATCTACTTGCTCCACTAGTTTTACTAGGAATTAAAGCAATATTTGATTTCATTGTGTCTATATCAAAATTGGATTTACCTTTAGCACTATTTGAACTTGAATATGATTTCACATCTGGTTTTGTTGCCATATTTGTTTTACCTGATATTAATTTAGCATCACTTCTACTTTTTTTCGCCTCTGTTCCATTTATAGGTATATTAGTAAATCCAATATATGCTGTGAATGTTAATTTATCTTTATATTTACCAATAACCTCACCTAACGCAACATTAGATTTTGAATCATTTAATTCACCACCTATTTTTAAATTAAATTCAATATCTGGATTAATTGTACATCTATATTCTGTAGAAGTTGAATATCTTCTTTTTTCACATGTATCAAAAGTTGATTTTAATTTTTTTTCTACGCCATTAGCATCTATAACATATTTATATTCTCCTATTTTTTCACCATCACCTAATTTATATATTTTTGATGCAATAATTTCATTTCTAGTTGGTTCAGGTGCTTCTATAATTATATTTAGTCTATTTGCTATTGATGTTAATTGGAGCGTTGGGTTTGTTGCCATATTGGTCTTTGCACTAAAAACACCACTTTGTTTTGAATCATTATTTGCATTATAACTTCCATTTATAAAATTAATTGGATCAACATTTTTACCATTATCTATAACTTCAAAATGAAGATGTGGACCAGTAGAATTACCCTTATACTCATCATTTTCTCCCCCTCCACTTAACCCAATAACTGCACCTGCTTTAACAGCATCACCTTCATTAACTTTTCTACTTTTAATATGGCAATATCTTGTAAATAACACTTCACTATGTTTTATTGATATTAGCCCACCACAGCCATCAGTAGTGTCTCTACTACTTATGACTGTACCATCCATTGGTGCCAAAACATTAGTCCCAGATGCAATAGCAATATCAATACCTGAATGTTTTCTACCTTCTTTAGCCCCAGTTTCATCAAATGATGATGAGATTAAATTTTCAGAAAAATTTGGAACAGGGGCATTAAAAATAGATGTTGTGGTTTCAAACAAATGTAATATTTTTGATTTTGTTATAAAATAATTCTCTCCAACTCTACCCTTACTCATTACATCAGGAGTTGTACTCATATTTGTTCTGCCACTACCATATTTAGAAAAGACATCAGGATTTGTACTCATATTTGTTCTACCTGTGCTAAAATTAGTATTTGTTTGGGTAGATGATGCTTGGGGTTTTTCAACATTACAGATGTATATCTGAGTAGAACTTACTACCTTAAAATATTTTAATTCATTTGGATTTTGGGTTAAACTAGTGACTTCTTTAAATTGGTTTTCTACCAAAAATTTACGTAAATCTTCAATGTTTGTTATGTTAGTAACATATATACCATTTCCATTTTTATATTCAATATTATTTGGATTAAAATCAATATTAATTGTTATGTTTTTTTTTGTTGCAAAATCATTTAATACATTAATAATATTTTTATTAATATTAGTTATAGTTTTATTACCAACAACTTTAATTTTACTAACCTGTTCTTTTATAAGTTTCATATTTATTTTTTACAATAAATATTACAAACATCTAAACTATTCTTTTTGATTTGATTATTTCACATAATTTTTCATTATACTCATATATGTCAATACTTTTTTTGTATTTTTTATATGAATCATAATTTTTATTTATTATAGATTCATTTTCATTTATAATTTTCTTAACAAAGAAAACATAATTTGAATCTTCTGCATATATTCTACTTAAAAAACTAAAATACTCTTCTCTTGATTTTTCTTTTTTTCTAAGTAAAAATTCTTGAAATAATTTATAATCTTTCACGCTATCTGTCCAGCATTCATACATTGAATATCCTCTATTTTCATCAATAGCAGTAGTTTCTCTTCTTTCTGGATATCTCATACCAAATAAATTTTTATTTTCTGTAAAAATATAACTGGTCATATATCCACTTTCCAATAATGCTTGAGCAAAAACTATGTCTGGATATTTTATGTCATTATCCAATATTTCAAAATATAAAAATAATAATTTTGAATTATCCTCATTAAAAAGTTGTTGTTCATTGATTTTTATATCATTGATTTCATTCTTTTGAATTTTAACATTTTCTGTTAAAATAATTAAACTAATTGCAATTAATGCAATTGATGCATATATTAATTTTTTCATAAATTTTTATTTTTGTTATGTAAATAATTTGGTGCAAAGATAATGCAAACCAATTAGACTTTATTGATAAATACCAATAATAGTCATTTTTTTGTTTAAAACAAATAGAAAGTGCCACAAAACGTGGCACTTTCTTTGGTGGAGACGCAGGGAATTGAACCCTGGTCTTGCTCGTAATTTAATAAAAAGACTACATGTTTATTCCATAGATTCTGTATGGACACATAAGACAGTTCATATTTTTCCATTTTTACTGCCAACTGTGGGGGGTTCACTTTCACTATTTACATAGACTAACAGGTAGCACCCCAAACCAAAACCTTTGACACAATAAGTAGTATCACACTATGAGGCTTCTGTTCCTGGGTTATATGCCCACCGACCCGGGGTTGTTATGACTACTAAGCCGCAACAACAGCATCTTCACGTACTAGACCTAAAGTTGCTAAAGTTTCTAAAGTGTTGCCAGTTAAAGGCTTGAACCAGTTGTTAATGAGGTTAATTCAGCCCCAACATGCCTTCTTACCCAATCCACGCCAATCGATCCCTTTCGCCCCCTTGTTTTATAAATATCATCATTTCTGTTGATGACACAAATATAGATCCCTTTTTTTGATTTTCCAAATGGTTTTTTCATTTTCTTTTAAAAGAATTTGATTTGCTGTTTTGTGGATGGAATAATAATATTTAGTTATATTTATATATTAATATATGAATTATGGAAAAAGAAACATTAAAAAAGATATTCAATTTTCTTGAAAAGAATGATAACAGAAATGTACCATTTACTTGGAAATTATTAAATAATGAACCATTAACAGAAAAAGATTTAAATATTAAAGGTGATTTGGATTTAACAGAGACAAATATTAAATCATTACCAAATGGATTGAAAATTACTGGGAATTTGATTTTAACTGAAACAGATATGAGATTCTTACCAGAAGGACTATTAGTTGGTGGCCATTTGGATTTATATGCTTCAAAAATAGACTCATTACCAAAGGGCTTGAAGGTTGGTGGGGATTTGAATATTGAAGGCACTTACATAGAATTATTACCAAGTGGCTTACAAGTTGGTGGTGATTTATATTTGAATGATAGTGATTTGCATCACAGCATAGATTATAATGATAGTAATGAATTAAGGGATATTGTAAAAAAAATGGTTGAACCTGGTTTTATTAAAGGTAAGGTAATTTTTGATGACGATGATGATTGATTTAAATTAAATATATTATGGAAAAAGAAACAATAAAAAAGATATTTGATTTTCTTGAAGAAAATGGTGAGCATAATGCACCACTTATGTGGAAATTAAAAAATAATGAACCAATAACAGAAGATGATTTGATTGTTAATGGTGATTTGAATTTGGGTCATTCAAAAATAACTTCACTACCAGAAGGCTTGGAAGTTGGTGGGTTTTTGGATTTAAGTTATTCACTTATAAACTCATTACCAGAAGGTTTAAAAGTTGGTGGGAGTTTATCTTTATTTGATTGTGCAATTATAACTTCACTACCAGAAGGCTTGAAGGTTGGGCGTAATTTAGATTTAGGTTTTACAAAAATAATCTCATTACCAAGAGGGTTAAAAGTTGAGGGTTTTATAGATTTGAATGGTACAAAATTAACAGAATACACAGATGATGAATTAAGAAAAATGATTAAACCTGGATATATAAAAGGAAGAATAATTAAAGTTTAGTTAATGGAAAAAGAAACACTAAAAAAAATACTTGATTTTCTTAAACAGAATGAGAATAGAAATATTCCAATTGCTTGGAAATTAATAAATAATGAACCATTAACAGAAAAGGAATTAACTATTGATCGTGATTTGGATTTAAAAGGTTCAACTATAAAATCCTTACCAGAATATTTAAATATTAAAGATGATTTGGATTTATCTCACACAAAAATAACCTCATTACCAAAAGGATTAAAAGTTGGTGAAAATTTATATATTAAAAACAGCCCATTAACTAAATATTCAGATTATGAAATAATAAAAATGATTGCGCCTGGATATATTCAAGGTAAAATAGATAGAAGTTGGTAAATTATGGAAAAAGAAACATTAAAAAAGATATTTGATTTTATCAAAACAAAAGATAATAGAAATATTCCATTTATGTGGAAATTAAAAAATAATGAGCCAATAACAGAAGATGATTTGATTGTTAATGGTGATTTGGATTTGAGACCTAGTAGCATAGATTACATGGATATAGAATCATTACCAGAAGGATTAAAAGTTTCTGGTCGTTTAGACCTTATGGGCTCAGATATGCAATTTTTACCAAAAGGCTTGGAAGTTGGTGGGTATTTGGATTTAAGTTATTCACTTATAAAATCATTACCAGAAGGATTAAAAGTTGGGGGGAGTTTATCTTTATTTGATTGTGCAAATATAACTTCACTACCAGAAGGCTTGAAGGTTGGGGGCAATTTAGATTTAGGGGCTACAAATATAACATTATTACCAAGAGGGTTAAAAGTTGAGGGTTATATAGAGTTGAATGGTACAAAATTAACAGGATACTCAGATGGTGAATTAAGAAATATGGTCAAACCTGGATATATAAAAGGAAGAATAATTAAATTTTAGTTAATGGAAAAAGAAACACTAAAAAAAATATTCAATTTTCTTGAAGAAAATGAAAGACATCAAACTCCATTTTTGTGGAAATGGGTAAATAATATACCATTAACAGAAAAAGATTTAAATATTGAAGGTAATTTGGATTTAACAGACACAGATATTAAATCATTACCAGATGGATTGAAAGTTGCTGGGAATTTGAATTTAACTGAAACAGATATGGAATCATTACCAGAAAGATTGGAAGTTGCTGGTAATTTATATTTGGATCACAGTTTTATAAAATCATTACCAAAGGACTTGAAGGTTGGGGGGTATTTGAGTATTGAAGCCACTTACATAAAATCATTACCAAGAGGCTTACAAGTTGGTGGTGATTTATATTTGAATGATAGTAAATTACTTAATAATATAGATTATAATGATAGTAATGAATTAAGGGATATTGTAAAAAAAATGGTTGAACCTGGTTTTATTAAAGGTAATGTAATTTTTGATGAAGAAGGTGAGAATTGGCTTAAATCAGACATGTAATGGAAAAAGAAACACTAAAAAACATACTTGATTTTCTTAAAGAAAAGGAAGGGAAATCATCTATTAGATGGAAATTATTACATAATGAACCATTTACAGAAGAAGAGTTAAATGTTGATGGTAAGTTTATTTTTGATGGATTTTTGGATTTATCAGGCAAAAATATAACATCATTACCAAAAGGATTGGAAGTTAGGGGTAATTTATATTTAAGAAACTGTAAAAGTTTAACATCCTTACCAGAAGGATTGTCTGTTTGGGGGACTTTGGATTTAAAAGGTTCAACTATAAAATCCTTACCAGAAGGACTACTCCTTGGTGGTTTGAATTTAACAAATTGCAAAAGTTTAACATCCTTACCAGAAGGAATGAAAGTTGGTCGTGGTGGTTTGAATTTAACAAATTGCAAAAGTTTAACCTCATTACCAAAAGGATTAAAAGTTGGTGAAAATTTATATATTAAAAACAGCCCATTAGCAAAATTTTCAGATGAGAGTTTAAAAGATATGATTGGATTAAATGGATATATAAAAGGAAAAATAGTTAGATAATGAAAAAAGAAACACTAAAAAAGATATTTGATTTTCTTGAAGAAAATCATAATAAAAGAAAACCACTTATGTGGAAATTAAAAAACAATATACCAATAACAGAAAAAGATGATTTGATTGTTAAAGGTAGTTTGGATTTATCTAGTTCAAACATAACCTCACTACCAAAAGGTTTGGAAGTTAAAGGTGGTTTAAGTTTATATGAATCAGAAATAATCTCCTTACCAGAAGGCTTGAAGGTTGGGGGTGATTTAGATTTAAGAAATTCATATATAGAAAGTTTACCAGAAGGATTGGAAGTTGGGGATGAATTGGATTTAGCATATACATACATAACATCACTACCAAAAGGTTTAAAAGTTGGGAGTATTTTGATTATAATTGAGAGTGAATTATTAAAATATTCAGATAAAGAAATAAGAAAAATGATTGAACCTGGGTATATTAAAGGGAAAATAATTAGAGAATATTATAGATAATTTACTATATTTACACAAAAAAACATGGACAAAGAACTTTTAAAAGAAATATTATCAATCCCCTCCTATTCGGGTGATGAAACAAAATTGGTTAATTTTATTACCAGTTATTTAGATGCTAACGATATCAAATACACATTAGATGAAATGAAAAACATTTATTGTGTGAAAGGTGAAGCAGAGTATTATCCTTGTGTCGTAGCACACACAGATACTGTCCATAACAACACTTTTATAGATGTTAGAACTGAACTTAAACCAAACTCCAAAAGAGTCTTAAAAGAGGCGTATAAGGGTTATGATGTAAAAGGAAACCCAACAGGAATTGGTGGTGATGATAAGGCTGGAGTATTTGCTTGTCTTACTTTATTAAAGGAATTACCAGTAATAAAAGCGGCCTTTTTTGTTTCAGAAGAAATTGGTTGCGTGGGATCATTAAACGCTGATGCAAATTTTTTCCTAGATGTGGGTTATGCAATTCAATTTGATGCCCCCTTTGATTGGATGGTAAGTGAAATATCTTCTGGAGTTAGATTATTTGACAGAGATAGCAAGTTCTTCACAAAGATAGATAAGGTATTAACAGAAAACACAAACCCCCAATATCAATCACACCCATATACCGATATATTTGCCTTAAAGAAATTATTTGATTTTAGTTGTGTTAATATATCAATAGGATATTATGATTACCACACAAAGGATGAATATGTTGTTTTAGAAGATGTGGAGAAAGGAATTAAAATGGGCAGAGAAATGATAGAAAGTTTAGGATACAAGAAATATTACAAAAAATATAAACCATTAAGAATATTAGGATAAAAAGAAATGGGGGTTGTTAGCCCCCATTTTTGTTTAGTTTAGAATAACATTTTCATCTTTTGCAGTTAATTGGTATTTACCCCCTTCTTTAACCACATCATTTAATACTTCATCAGAAATTAAATCTTCAATTTTATCTTGAATTGCTCGTTTTATTGGTCTTGCACCATAAGTTTCATCAAACCCAATTTTTGATATTAAATCAACAACACTATCATCATAAGTGAAATTGTATTTTGATTCTTTTAGTCTATCAATCAACTTGTTAAGTTCAATTCTTGTGATTTTCTTAACATTATCATCATTTAATGTATTGAATACAACTGTATCATCAATACGATTTAAGAATTCTGGTGAGAAAAACTTTTTAAGTTCAGCCATTAGCATAGATTTTTTTGCTTCTTCATTACCATATTTTGAACTAGTGAAACTAATACCTGTACCAAAGTCAGAGAATTTCTTAATACCCAAGTTTGATGTTAAAATGATTATGGTATTTTTAAAATTAATTGTTTTTCCCATAGCATCAGTAAGATGACCATCATCCAGAATTTGCAATAATAAATGGAATACATCTTTATGTGCTTTTTCTATCTCATCAAATAAAATAACAGAATAAGGATTGTTTTTAACTTTTTCAGTTAATTGACCACCTTCATCATGTGAAACATATCCTGGAGGTGAACCAATTAATCTTGATATGGTATGCTTTTCTTGGTATTCACTCATATCAACACGAATTAGTGATTTTTCATTCCCAAACAATTGTTTTGCAAGTTGTTTTGCAAGATGCGTCTTACCAACACCTGTGGATCCCAAACAAATAAAACTACCAATTGGTCGGTTGGGGTCTTTTATGTTTAATCTATTTCTCTTAATTGCTTTAACAATTGAATCAACTGCTTGGTCTTGCCCAATAACTTTATCTTTAATCTTTTTATCAATATTGATAAGTTTTTGCTTTTCATCAAGATTTAATTGTTCAATTGGGATGTTTGTCATAATTGATACAACAGAATAAACATCTTCTTCATCAATTTTTCTTTTGTTTTTAATATTATCTTCTTCAAACTTTTTTGTTTCAGCATCAAGTTTGGTTAATAATTTTAATTCCTTATCCCTAATTTCAGCAGCCAATTCATATTCTTGGTTGATAACAACTCTTGTTTTTTCTTGTTTTAGTTCAGAAATTTTTTCTTTTAACTTTTTGATTGATTCTGGAATTTTAACTTCAACTTGTTGCCTTGCACCAACTTCATCAATAACATCAAATCCCTTATCTGGGAATGCTCTGTCTGTGATATATCTATCAGCCAATCTAACACATAATTCAATTATCTCATCACTATATATTGATTTATGAAATGATTCATATTTATCAATGGATTGTTTAATGATTGTTATTGTTTCTGCTATTGAGGGTTGTTCAAGTTTGATTTTTTGAAATCTTCTTGCTAATGCCCCATCTTTCTCAATTGATTTTTTATATTCATCAAATGTGGTTGCCCCAATGCATTGAATATCCCCAGATGCTAATGCTGGCTTGAATATATTTGCACCATCCATAGAATTTGAAGAATTACCAGAGCCAATTAATGTGTGAATTTCATCAATAAACACAACCACATTTGGATTTGATGTTAATTCATCAATAATAACTTTCATTCTTTCTTCAAACTGACCCCTATATTTGGTTCCAGCAACAACAGATGTTAAATCCAAATTAACAATTCTTTTGTTCAATAAATTTTGCGGACCTTCACCTTTTGAAATCATTAAAGCAACGCCTTCAATTAAGTTAGTTTTACCACAACCAGCCTCACCAAGGATTAATGGGTTGTTCTTTTTTCGTCTTGATAAGATTTGAGCCAATCTCTTAACCTCTTTCTCTCTACCAATTGACGCATCCAATTTCCCCATTTCAGCTAGTTTGGATAAATCCCTACTAAAATTGTCTAAGACTGGGGTTTTTGAACTTGAGGTATTTTTCTTACCTCTTGTTGTTTTTTCATCATCAAAATAGTCAACATTCATATCTTATGTTTTTTTATAAATATGCTACAAATTTTGTACTAATCAAATAGTTTTGACAAATTGTCTTATAATTTCATTGTATTATGACAAATTGTCTTATTGATATATATATAACTGCCATTTTGTCATATAAAAATATATTTGGCATTATATTTGACTTTATCATAAAAAAAATAAACATTTATAAAAATTAAAATTATGAAAGACAGAGATTATTTAGCAGAGCTATTATTTGGATTATCAAATCCATTTGGCTTATCAAGTTCAGTACCGTTTGCATCAGATTCCACTTATGGTCATTATGGGATTAAACATAGCGCCTATGATAGTGAATATGATATTGAATTAACTAAGGATGGTGCATACATATCCTTTGAAGTTCCAGGTTTTACCAAAGATAACTTAGAAATATCTATAGAAGATAGGGTAGTCATAATTAAAGGTGAAAGGGTTGTCAATAAGAAAGGCGAAGTTAAGAAAATACTTCACAAATACAAAGTTGATAGCAACTTTAATGAATCAAATATTGAAGCAACAGTATCAAATGGTATTTTAACATTATTCTTGCCAAATTATATTGCTAAACCTAAAAAAACAATAACAATTAACTAATGACAAAAGTAAAAATTGAAACAGCAAAGGGGGTGATGATTGCTGAATTGTATGACAATGAAACCCCAATTACCGTTGATAATTTTAAGAAATTAATCAATGAAGGATTTTATAATGGATTAAATTTCCATAGGGTTATTCCCAACTTTATGATACAAGGTGGTTGCCCAAATGGTGTTGGAAATGGTGGACCAGGATATAATATTAAGTGTGAGGTTAATGCTGATAAACAACAACACGATAGGGGTGTATTGAGTATGGCTCATGCTGGTAGGGATACTGGGGGATCACAATTCTTCATATGTCATAATAGGCAAGGTGTTGCTCATTTGGATGGAAATCATACATGCTTTGGTAAAGTTGTTGATGGGTTGGATGTAATTGATTCAATTAGCCAAGGTGATTTAATAAATAGTATTTCAATAATTTAACAAAGATGAAAAATTTTATATTATTTTTGGGTTTAATATCCATTTTTTCTTGTGAAAAAGAAGTTGTGCAAACAAAAGATGTTGTGAAAGCAAAGCAAATAAATGCTGTTATTTTAACAATTGATTCAATTACAAAATATTCTAGCATAAATGAAGATTGGTTTTCAATTGCCTCAAATAAATCTTATAATGTTTCAACTGAATTTTTTAATAATGATTCATTGGGTAATATCACCAACTTAACAAATATCATAATTGATAGTAATTATACTGTTGAGTATAAACTATATCCATCAACCAAAAGTAATATAACTATTCTGGATAAGAATAAAATTGGGAATAATTTGGGATTACTTTTCAATATAAAGACAACAACACCTGAATTTGGTTTTATGGATGTTAAAGTTTATAACAATAAATGTGAATCTATTTTCAAATATCAATATTCATTTATTGTAGCAACACCTTAATATTATTTAAGTGTATTTTTCCATTCCACCCCCATTCTTAATTAGTCTGGGGGTTTTTTATTTTTGGTATATTTATATATAAAATTCAATTTATGGGAATTACAAAAGAAATTATAAGTGGAACTAAAATCATTAATGAGATTAAATCTAGTAATATTAAGAAAAGTGAATATGACTTAAATACAAAAAAGTTATTGATTACATTCAATAATGATATTATGTATGAGTATGATGATGTTCCGCATAAATTATATACTCAATTTAGATTATCAGAATCACAAGGTAAATTCTTTAGCACAAATATTGCTAAAAGTTTTAAATATGTTAAAAAATGAAAGATAATATAATTCAAAGTTTTGTTGTTAAAGATACATTGAATCCCAAGGTCTGGGAAACTCCAAATGATATAAAGAAAGCAAAAATTAAATCTGAAATTAAAAAGGGTTTATTAGATATTGCAAAAGAATTTATTGAATTTCTGGATGAAGAAGTCTTTATTGAGGACATTATATTAACTGGCTCAATATCCAATTATAATTGGTCAGAATATTCTGATTTTGATTTACATATTGTTATTGATTTGGATCAATTTGATGATGATGGTGAAATATATTTAAAATTATTTTCAGCAAAAAAATTAATATTTAACGAAAAACATAATTTAACCATAAAAGGTTATGATGTTGAGGTTTTTCCACAAGATTCAAAAGAGAAACATTCAGGTGAAGGACAATATTCATTAATGAATAGTGAATGGCTTGTTATCCCCAAAAAAGAAAAACCACCAGTTAATAAAGCAAAATTAAAGTTAAAAATTGACCATTGGGTTGGGGTTGTTAAAAAAACATTAATAGATGCAGATAAGTCTTCATTAAAAGTTGCAAAAAGTAATATAAAAAAATTAACAGATAAATTAAGGAAGTTTAGGCAAGGTGGATTGGAAAAGGGAGGTGAATTTTCAAATGAAAATTTGGTTTATAAGTATTTAAGGCGAAGTGGGCTATTAGATAAGGTGTTTAATTATCAATATAAGAAAAGAACCAAAGAGTTATCCATTGAAAATGAAATTTATTAAATTTTATTTTTACTATATTAATATTTGACATAATAGATATATTTATATATAAATAAAATAAAAATGGCAGTAGTTAGTGCAAACACGTTTTATGAATATACCAGAGGTATGTTTGGGTTTTTTAATGGAAACCCTCTAACCGGAACAACACAAGTACCGCATCCACAAGCAGTTGTTAGAAATGCAACAGGAGGGACTGATACAGTTATTGAAATGTCAGCAGTTGCATTAGGTGGAATAAATGGTTTAAATAATTAAAAAAAATATAAAAAATGAGTAAATTAAAACCAATTGGTAGTGAAAAACTACAAGGTAGTGCAAAGCTAAATAGAATGTTAGAAATTGCTATGTATAAGGAAGTTGATAGACAAAATATCAATGAAACTAGCTCAAAAGAATATGATATAAATCTACCTGATGGTAATAAATATTTTATTATTAAGGAAAAAGTTGGATATATAATCAAAAGAGGATTAACCGAATCAACATTGGATTATATTGAGCCAATGAAAAATAGAACATACTATAGATCATATTCACAAGCATTAAAGAAGTTAAATTTAATTACCAAAGAATTAAATGAAATTTATGATAACCCAGATGGTATTTCATTATTTGGTGAGCAAAAGAAATATACATTAAAAACACCAAAACCACCTGTTGATGATATGGGTGACGTTCCTATGCCACCACCAGCACCACCAGCAGTTCCACAGCCAGAATTACCCCCATCTCCATTGGATGGTGGAGGTGATATGGGTGATATGGGTATGCCACCACCAGAAGGGGGTGAAATGCCTCCTATGGATGATATGGGTGGTGAAATGCCAGATATGGGTGATGATGAAATGGGTGATGATATGCCAGATATGGGCGATGATGAAATGGGTGATAAATCAAAAAAAGGTGAAGAACAAATTACATTTAAAACCATACAAAAATTAACAGGCAGATTAACACAGAAAATCAGAGCATTAGAAAATGAAGAAGGTTTAACTTCAGAAGAAATTAAATATGTTATTAATATGGTTATTTCATCATTAAATATTGAAGCCCTTGATGAAGAGGATCTTGATGACATTATGTCAAAATTTGAAGGGGGTGAAGATATGGGCGATGAAGATATGGGTGAAATGCCTGATATGGGTGATGAGGATATGGGTGAAATGCCTGATATGGGTGATGAGGATATGGGTGAAATGCCTGATATGGGTGATGAGGATATGGGTGAAATGCCTTATATGGGTCAAATGCCACCACCAGCAAATGGGGGTAATAGGGCAAGTATGGGTCAAATGCCACCACCACCAGGGGGTGATGAAAGTTATGCACCAAAAAAGAGATATTCTGAATCCAAAGTGGACAACATTTTATCAAGATACTTTGAATTAACCCCACAAGAAAAAATATTAGCAGAACAAAGGAAGAATAAAAATGCAAAATTCTTAAAAGAAAATTTAAAATCAATAAATGTTTTATCTGAAACCAGAAACCAATATTTAGCTGCTGAAAGTTTTTTAAATAAATATAAAAGATTTAAAGTTATGGGCAAATCAAACTTGGGTAATATTATATTGAAATTAAACGAAAGAACAGTTAAGATAAATAAAAAAGGAGATATCATATAATGAATAGATTAATTTTCATAAACTCATTAGGCATCAATTATAAAGGTGATTTTATATATGAATTTATATTTTCATCTTCTGATTCAGTTTGGGGGGAAAGTTGGGAAGCCAAACCATCAAATGGATATCCAAAGCCACCAGAATTAAAATATATTACAAAAGTTGGACAATTAACAACAGAAGATGTATCATTATATTTAATACAAAATTCAGATTATTTTTCAATGATAGATTCTGTTGATGGAGTTATTGCACTAGGTTGGGAAGTAAATGAAGATGTTAAAAATAGATTGGTATTCAAGTTTGGTGAAACTGAACAAGAAATAAAAAATAAACTATATGAAAGAGATTTAGTATTAGAATTTGAAAAAATTATGACTTATGAAAATTAATAAAAAAGTAATATCACTTTTAGAGGGTGGATTTTCAATGCAAACTTTAAGAGGTATGAGTGAGAACAATATAAATTATTTATATTCAAAATTAGTGACAGAGCAAACTACATCAACCAAGGGTAGTATTATAACTAAAAATGAACCAAAGGCAATGCAATTAGTTGCTAAAGGTTATAATGTTAGACTTGAGAAAAAGGAAATGGGTGAGGCAAAGAAAAAATCTCAAACAAAAAATCCTTTTGCAATTTGTACAGCACAATTAAAAAAAGAATTTGGAACATCTGAAAGAAGTGAGTGGACAAAATCACAACTTAAAAAATATGAAAGATGTGTTATGGATGTTAAGAAAGGTGTGAAAGAAGGCGTAAATCCAATTGATGTTTTTATTGAAAATGAAATGGATAGAATGATTGAATCTTATTCAAAACCAAAAGTAACAAAAAGTGCATTATTGAGGCATTTAAGAGAATATGATACACCAACTACTAAGCCAGTTGTAAAGCCAGCAAAACCAACTACAAAACCAACAAGAAGGGATAATCCATTCATCAACCCAAATCCAAAAGTTAATCCAGACCCAAAAGCAAATACTGAAACAAAGCCAGTTGTAAAACCAGCAAAACCAACAACAAAACCAACAAGGAGAGATAACCCATTTATTAACCCAAACCCAAAAGTTAATACAACACCAAAAGCAATTTCACCTGAAAAGGCAAAAAACGCTATTATAGATAACATTATGCAATTACTAAATTTTGAAAACTAATGAAGGATATTAACAAATTAATAAAAAGAAAACTAAAGGAGCAATTAGATTATAGTGGTTCTGAAAGAATGGATCCAAGACTTGAAAAGAAATTGGCTGACCCTGAAAGTATGTTTGCTAAAAACCCAGCCTTTAAGAGGGGTGCTGCTGATGTTCAAAAATTATATAGTGATTCATTTAATGACTTGGTTGAAAAGGTTAGAGATGTAGTTGGTAAGGATGATTTGACACCAAATGAATTGGCTAGCATAATATCAACCACTATGTTTAGAAATGTTAGAGCAATTCAAGAGATTGAACAATCAAATAGTGATGAATTAGTAGAGTTAGCAATTGAAGGGACATTAAATGAAATGGAAATTTCTGATGAAACATTTACTATTAATGCAACATTAGATATGCCAGGTAATGATGTGGTTGGCAAAATGAAACAAAATAAAGAGGAAATAGAGGATGAATTAACTTTTGAGGAACAAGAGGTGTTGGATGATGAAGTATTTAAAAGAGATATTATTAATGCTTTAATTGGTGGTACAGGGAAAAAAGTCCAATACATTTATGAAAAGCCAGAAATAAAAGCAAGATTGGATGAAATTAATCCAAGATTATTTCAATTATATAAATCAACATTACCATTAATTGATCTTCATTTTTATTATTTAAATGAAGATTATATGGATATGGCTAGTGGTGGTGGTGGAGTTGCTGGTGCTGTTGAAGTTGATGATGAAGAAGATAAGGAAACAAATGAATTAAAAACTGTTATAAATGCTGCTGGATTTATTTTTCCAGTTCTATGCCATGAAATAGGTAAGGGAGTTCAAGAAGCATTAGCAAGACAAGGTTATCCTTCTGATACTGATACAGCTAATATGACATTAGGTCAAGCAGATACATTAAAAGCAGAAACAGAGGGTTTAAGAATTGGGCCAGCCATCTTAAAGAAGATAAGAAATATTTTACCAATGGATGTATTGGACAAATCAGATATTGGATTAATTAATTTCTTTTTTGTTGAATTGTATAAAATACCTGCAAAAGAATTTCTTAACTTAATGAAATATGTTATATCAACTAATCCTAGTGATAATTCATATGCTCAAAATGAATTTAAAGACTTAGTTGCTGCTGCAAGAGAAGGTAAGCAAAGATATCTTGATTATTTAATGAGTCAATTTGATGATGGTGGTTTAGGTGACCAAGATGATGATGATGATGATACAAATACCCCAGACAACACATATTCTGGTGGTAAACAAGTTAAAAATTTTGACCCAAATGACTATATGGATGTCAGTTTACCTGAATTACTTAAAAATTTGAGAGATGCAAATATGTTAAATTAATTTTTATTTTTCATAGAATTAACCCCCATTCTTAATTAGTTTGGGGGTTTTTTTATTTTGTATGTATTTATAAAAAAACAAAATATGACAAGAGATCAAGTATTGATTGAATCAGCCAAATGTATAAAAAGCACACCATATTGTTTAAAGACATATTTACAAACATATGACAATACAGTTAAAAGATATGTACCATTAGATTTATTTCCAGACCAAGTAAAATTGATTGAGGATTTTGATTCATATAATGAAAATATTGCATTAAAGTATAGGCAGGCTGGGGTGTCAACGGTTACAGCTGCTTGGATATCAAAAAAATTAGCATTTGCAAATAAGAATAAACCTGAAAAAGTGTTAATTATTGCCAACAAATTGGATACCGCAGTTGAGATGGCTAATAAGGTTAGACATTTTACAGAACAATGGCCTAATTGGGTTGGTATTGGATTTTCATCTGAAAAAAATTCAGCAAGGCATTTTAAATTAAACAATGATTGTGAGGTTAAAGCAGTGGCAACATCAAAAGATGCGTTAAGGGGTTATACACCCACCACATTGATATTTGATGAGGCAGCCTATATTGATGCTGACCCCGACTTTTGGGCAGCCTCTATGGCATCGCTATCAACAGGGGGTAAGGTTGTGGTAATATCAACACCAAATGGTTATGATAGGATATATTATGAGATATATGACCAAGCATTGCGTAATATGAATGAGTTCAAGATTACTGAAATGGTTTGGTATAGGGATCCAAGATATACAAAAGATTTATTTTTGGTAAAGACAAAAGATATGATTCATTATCTTTTAAATAAAGAAGAATATACCAAAGATGATATATTAGATTTATCACATGAGAATTCATACGAAAGAGACCATCAAGTAGTGATTGACCATATTGAAGAAGGTTATAAACCATGTTCATCTTGGTATGAGGGTATGGTGAAGAAATTAAAATATGATAAAAGAAAAGTTTCACAAGAGATTGAAAGTAATTTCTTGGGGTCAGGTGATAATGTATTTGATTCAGAATTATTAACAAATATCTTAAAGAACCAATTGGCAAACCCCATATCAAAATTGATGGGAAATAGTTTATGGATGTTTAAAGAGCCAGAAAATGGTCATAGGTATGTTGCAGGTGTTGATGTATCAAGGGGCGATTCAGAAGATTTTTCAACAATTCAGATTATTGATTTTGATACACAAGAACAAGTTTTGGAATATGTTGGCAAAATACCCCCAGATATATTAGCAGAAGTTGTGTATAAATGGTGTACAATGTATAGGGCATTTGTTGTTGTCGATTTGACTGGTGGAATGGGAGTTGCAACATCTAGGAAATTACAAGAAATGAATTATCCAAGTTTATATTATGATAATGTTGATACAAATAATAAATGGAAGTATGACCCAAAAATGTATGAAAGGATTCCTGGAATAAATTTCAATAACAAAAGAGTTCAAATGATTGCATCTTATGAAGAAGCATTAAGACATGGTTTTAAAATTTATTCAAATAGACTATACAATGAAATGAATACCTTTATATATATAAATGGGAGACCTGATCACCAGAAGGGGCATCATGATGATTGTATTATGGCAATAGCAATGGCTACTTATGTTGCAGAAAAGTCTTTTCAAGTTTTGGAAAAAGTAACAAACCACACAAAAGCAATGATTAATTCTTGGAGTACACATACAAATACATATACTGAACAATCACTCTATTTTAATCCAATGATATCAAATGCCAATGGTAAAGATGGAATAAATACCCCAAATGTAAATGATTACCAAAAATATAATTGGTTATTTGGTGGAAGATAAATATAATATATTATGAGTAATAATGAAAATCTAACAGTTTGGCAAAGGTTATCTGCAACTTTTGGACCAAATTCTCTTTTAAATCAAGATATCCCAACATATAAATTTGATAAGAAGGAGTTATTAAGAACGCAAAATAAAGATGAATATCAAAGGGAAAAATTACAAGCCCAGCAATCATTTTATCTATCAAATCAATGGGCAAAGATTGATAACCACTTATATACCCAAGCAGTATATTATGAACCAACAAGATTAGCATCAGTCTATGATTTTGAAAGTATGGAGTATACGCCAGAAATAGGGGCAGCATTAGATATATATGCTGAAGAATCAACAACAGCAAATGAAGATGGTCATATGCTACAAATATATTCTGAATCAAAAAGAATTAAATCGGTGCTAACTGATTTATTTAATAATGTTTTGGATATAAACACATCATTGCCTATGTGGACTAGGAATACAGCTAAGTTTGGTGATAATTTTGTCTATTTAAAGTTAGACCCAGAAAAAGGCATTGTTGGTTGCAATCAATTACCTAATATAGAAATAGAAAGATTAGAACCAGGTAGTACTGAAAAATCACCAAATTATGGTGAAATGTCATCAGAAAATCAATCCCTTAAATTCAAATGGAAAAATAAACAGATGGAATTTCAGCCTTGGGAAGTTGCTCACTTTAGAATATTGGGAGATGATAGAAAATTACCTTATGGTACATCTTTATTGGAAAAAGCGAGGCGTATTTGGAAACAACTTTTATTGGCAGAAGATGCTATGTTAATATATAGAACATCAAGAGCACCAGAACGTAGGGTATTTAAAGTTTTTGTTGGTAATATGGATGATAATGATGTTGAGTCATATGTACAGCGTGTTGCAAATAAATTCAAACGAGAACAAATTGTTGATAGTAAAACGGGTAATGTGGATATGAGATATAATCAAATGGCTGTTGACCAAGATTATTTTATACCAGTAAGAGACCCCGGGCAAGGTAGTCCCATTGAAACTTTACCTGGCGGAACAAATCTTGGAGAAATTGCAGATATAGAGTATATCCAGAAAAAATTGGTTACAGCATTAAGGATACCAAAAACATTCTTGGGTTTTGAAGATGTGGCTGGTGAAGGAAAAACTTTAGCGTTACAAGATATTAGATTTGCAAGAACAATAAATAGAATACAAAAATGTATGATATCTGAATTGAATAAAATTGCAATTATTCATTTATTTTTATTGGGTTTTGAGGATGAAATATCTAATTTTACTTTGGGATTAACCAATCCATCAACACAATCAGATTTATTAAAGATTGATGTTTGGAAAGAAAAGGTTGGTCTTTATAGGGATGCAGTTGCGGATCCTGGTACAGGTATTTCACCAGTTTCAGCAACATGGGCTAAAAAACATATTTTTGGTTTCTCTGATGAGGAGATTAGATTAGATTTACAACAACAGAGAATTGAAAGAGCAGTTGGTGAAGAATTAAAACAAACCCCTCTCATTATTAAGAAAACTGGATTATTTGATAATATTGATAAGTTATATGGTACAGTAAGTGGTGGTACAACAACTGCTGGAGCACCACCACCTCCAATGGGGGATGATATGGGTGGTATGGATATGGGTGGTATGGATATGGGTGCACCACCACCTCCAATGGGGGATGATATGGGTGGTATGGATATGGGGATACCTCCACCAGCAGAGTCAGGTTTAGCACCAGAATCAAGAGATAGAAATTTGAATATTTTGCTTGAACATAGCAAGTTTAATGGAACAAATTATATTCCATTATCAAAAGGTCAAAAATCTTTGGGGGATTTAGAAAACGAACTAAAAAAGTTATTAGGTTCATAATATTTATAAAAAAAGAAAAATATGAAATTTGGTAGAGTAAAAACAATTATTGAAAATAATCTTTCAGAATCTGTAAAAGATAAGAAGATTTTTAAAGAAAACATAAAAAATTTTAAAAAGCATATTTTAAAGGATAAAAATTTATCCAAATTATATGTATTATATGGTGATTTATCAAAGCCAAGGGGTTTAACTGAAAGTGAGGCAAAAACTTATCTGGATGAGGGCATTGATTGGGCTAAGAAATTAATTAGTAAATCTAAAATACCAGTCATCCTAAATAAACTTGATAATAATGAATATGGAAATATTGATAAATTAGTTTATGAATCAACAAAAAGTATTGAAGAATTGGTTGAAATCAAAAAGAATATTTTAACTGTATTAGTACAACCAATTAAAATTAATGAGAATAAAATTAACTTACCAATAAGTTCAATGGTTAAAGTTGTTAATACAAAAGTTAATGAATATATTAATTCATTAAATGAGGAAACAAAAAAGGAAATTTTATCATTATTAAAAGAAGATAAGAATAAATTAAATGCTGATTTTATAACATTAAAATCTGATACAGAGAAGAAACTAGTTGAATTGTCTTTGACCGAAACAAATGCTGAAGTTAAGACAAAAATATTAAAGGCAATTGATAAGGTTAAAACTGATAAGTTTGATATATTGAATTATTATGAAATAAAAAATTTAAATAAATCATTAAATGGGTAATTTCATTTGATAATTATATTGTTTTTGTTTATTTTTAAATAAACAATTAACAATCAATGAAGAATGGGAAAAAAATAAGACTTAGGTTATTTAATGATTTAAAAGTATTTTACGGTACTATTGATTATATTGAATTAAAATCAATTTACATAAATATTCAATCTTGGGTTCAGCCAAAAGATGACTATACTAACTGGAAAAAAATTGTTTGCACCCAGTCAAGGGATATTAAGCACACAATATTAGATGTCAATGATTTGAATTTATTTCATAAATCAACAATTGTTGATTTGGATATTAGACATAGTGGTCTTTCGTTAGATAAAAAATCTTTTATGAACCTTGAAATAACTTTATTTGCTAAAGTTGGGGTTGATTTTAAATCAAATGAATTAAAGGACTCTGTTAGAAAAATAATAAAAGAAATATATAATAAAAATATTTCTAAAAACAAATATTTTGATTTTTTCATAACAAAAAGAGATTTAATTCAATAAAACAAAACATTTTATATATTTATTATATAAAATATAATATGAATAGTTTAAGAATATTAGAATCAAATGAAATTGGTCATGGAATATTAATTGAGGCTGATGCTGGTTGGATTAATCCCAAAGACCAATTAAATGTTAATTTAATACAAGAAAACAAAAAGTTAGATTATAAGAACCCTTTTGAATTTTATGCTGTATTGCAAAAGCATGATGTACCAAATAGAAATGGTAGAACATATCCTGAAAAAATATTAAAAAGGGAGGCTGAAAGATATAAGCAAATTATTGAAAAGGGTTTATCTACTTCTGAATTAAATCACCCCGAATCATCCTTAATTGACTTAGATAGAGTTGCCCACTTAATAACAGAAATTTGGTGGGATGGCAATATACTAATGGGTAAATTATTGCTATTAACCTCTCCTGGCTTTCACCAGAGCGGTGTTGTGTCAACCAAGGGTGATGTTGCCGCAAATCTAATGAGGCAAGGAGTGAGCCTAGGAATCAGTTCTAGGGGGGTTGGATCACTTAAAAAAGTTGGGGAGAAAAATGAGGTTCAAGATGATTTTGAATTGATTTGTTTTGATTTGGTTTCATCCCCATCAACACCCGGGGCATACCTATTCTCAAATAAGGAAGATAGGCATAAGTATGATGAAAAACTAGAAGAAGAAAAGAAAATTGACCCCTCAACTAATATATTAAAATTAATGAATAAACTTGATAGTTATTTGAAATAAAATGGAAATAGCAACATTAGGAAAGATATTTGAATTTATCAAAGAAAAGGGTGAACAAAATTTACCATTATTTTGGAAAATGAAAAATAATATGCCATTAACAGAAGAAGATTTGAATGTTAAAGGTGATTTGCATTTATCAAATAGAAACATAACCTCACTACCAAAAGGCTTGAAAGTTTATGGGAATATGAGTTTAGGGTATAGTAAAGTAAGATCATTACCAGAAGGATTAGAAGTTGGCGGTACGTTAAATGTTTCTGATAGTATGATAAGCAAATTACCAAAAGGATTAAAAGTTGGTGGTTCTCTGGTTATATCTTATACAAGTATAGGAATACTACCAAAAGGATTGGAAGTTGGTGGAGTTATCTATGCAATAAATAGTCATATATTTAATATAGACGAAATACCAAAAGGTGTAATAACTGAAGGAATTGTAACTATCAACAAATTAATACTTAATTCAAATTTAACAATAAGTAGTGATTTGCATTTACAACATACAAAAATACCCTCATTACCAGAAGGATTGAAAGTTGGGAAGCATTTGTTTTTAGGATATTCAGAAATAACATCCTTACCAGAAGGATTAAACGTTGGGGAGCATTTGTTTTTAGGATATTCAAAAATAACCTCATTACCAAAAGGGTTGGAAGTTTTTGGTGGTTTGTATATTAAAAATGCACCATTAACAAAATACACAGATGAGCAATTAAGAGAAATGGTTAAACCTGGACATATAAATAGGATAATGAGATAATGGAAATAGCAACATTAAAAAACATATTTAATTTCCTTGAAGTAAATGAAAAAAAATTATCCATAAAATGGAAAATGATGAATAAAATCCCCTTTACTAAAGAACAATTATATGTCAAAGGTGATTTGGATTTACAAGGGGAAGACATAGAACAATTGCCAGCAGGGTTATATATTAAACGTAATTTATTGTTAAATGCCACACCAATAAAAAAATTACCAAAAGGTTTAAGAGTTGGTGGTGATTTGCAGTTACAAGATTGTGAAAATTTAAAATCCCTACCAAAAGATTTAAAAGTTCGGGGTAATATATGGCTTGGTGGCACACCATTAGGGAGAATGTCAGATGAGAAAATATTAAATATGGTAAAACCAGATGGCTATATAGGTAACATATATTAAAATGAAAGAAGAAACATTAGGAAAGATATTTGAATTTATCAAAGAAAAGAGCAAACAAAATTTACCATTATTTTGGAAATTGAAAAATGATATACCATTAACAGAAGAAGATTTGACTTTTAAAGGTGATTTAAATTTAGAAAATTCAAAAATAACCTCCTTACCAGATGGTTTGAAAGTTGAGGGTGATTTGATGTTAACCTTTTCAGAAATAAGCTCATTACCAGATGATTTACAAGTTGGTGGTCATTTAAACATAATTGGTTGTGATGCCATAAACTCATTACCAAAAGGATTAAAAGTTGGTGACAGCATTCAATTATCACCAAAACGAATAGTTTCCATTGGGGAAGGATTGTTTGTTGGTGGGGATTTAAATTTATTTAATAGCCAAATAAAATCATTACCCCAAGGAGTTAAAATTGGGGGAGAGTTAATATTATCCTTTACAAAAATAGAAACATTACCAAAAGGTTTGATAGTTAAAGGTGGTTTGGATATTGCTGGAACACCATTAGAAAAATATTCAGATGATGAATTAAGAAAAATGGTTAAACCTGGAGTTATAAAAGGTTCAATAATTAGAGATTAAAAAATTTGATTTTACAAAAAAAACAACTATATTTATACAAACAAATAAAAAACAATACCTATGGATGAAAAATTCTTTGTTGCCAGATTAACTTTTTCTCTACCTGATGAGAATACTGGTAAAATGAAAAAAGTAAGAGAAGAGAAATTAGTTAAAGGTTATTCTGTAACAGATGTTGAAGCAAAAGTTACAGAAAAGTATAAAAACTTTTCCCAAGATTGGAGAATAACAGCAGTTTCAGAATCAAAAATTGATGAGGTTTTTGTTTAAAACAAATAACTTTTATCGTAAACCCCTAGCATAAATAATGTTAGGGGTTTTTTTATTTTAAAAATAATAATGATAATCAGTAACTTTTTTACTTTTTGATATATTTATTATAAAAATAAATAAAAATTATGCAATCTGAAAAAAATTTAGTAGAAGAAGCACTAATTCAAATGAAACAAATTGAAGATGTGCTTGCAGAAAACGCAAAAGGAATACTTGCTTCAACAATGAAGGAAGAAATCGAAGAATTAGTTAAAGAATCTTTAAATGAGCAAGCAGATATTGAAGATGATGAAACTGATTTAGATATGGAAGATGATATGGATATGGAAGATGATATGGATATGGAGGATGATATGGAAGATGATATGGAAGATGATATGGATATGGAAGATGATATGGATATGGAAGATGATATGGATATGGAAGATGATATGGATATGGAGGATGATGTTATTGATATGAGGGGAGCATCACAAAGTGAACTTTTAAAAGTATTTAAAGCAATGGATGATGAAGATGGTATAATTATATCAAAAGATGGTAATGATATCTCATTAACTGATGATGGTGATGAATATTTAATAAGACTAGGAGAACAAATAGAAGATTTTGATTCAGATATGGGGAAAGGTAAACAATATTCACGTATGGTTCGTCATCTTAGTAATCAAATGGATGATGGTGATGATGATTTAGAGGATGATTATATCAAGTCAAGTTATGGTGATGAAGAAGATGATGCTCAAGAATATGGTATGAGATATTTTAATGACGACGATGAAGAAGGTGATTTTGAACCTTTTGATGACGAAAACGAAGATATTGATGTGGACTATGCTATGAGCAAAAGACTTGGTTTGAAATATTTTAATGACAACAAAGAAGAAGATGATGATATGGAAGATGATATGGAGTTAGAAGAAGATGATACGCAATCAACAATTGATAAAATTTTTGAAAAAGCAAATAAACATAGCAATGTTATTTATGAAATAGAAATGGAAGACGAAGAAGAGTTTGATGTAGAAGATGATGGTTATGAGATGGAAGATGAGGATTATGAAATGGAAGATGATGATTATGAAATGGAAGATGATGAAGATTTTGATTGTTCTAATTTTAGCACTTCAGATTATTTAGCCAAAAATCCAAAAGCAACTATTTCTGATGTGTATGATTACTTGAAAGAAAAAGGTTGTTTAAATGGTGGCGATGGTAATGTTGGAGAGAATTATAATTATTTAGGTGAGGCTAAAAAGACTTCCAAATTTAAGTACAAGATGGCTAAAAACGGTTTTAATGAAAAAATGAAAGAGGGTCCTAAAAAAATGGGAACAGGTAAAGCCAAATTTAACTATGACAAATCCGCAGCAAATGTTGATGGGAAAATGAAAAAAGTTACAACTGGTAAAAAACAAGAAACCAAAGAAGCATCAAGAACTTACGGAATGGGAAGTAAAGCAGGTAGAGGTCTTAGAAAAGGCGTAACACCAAATAGAAATTTACATTTAGAGGCTCTGGAAAACCAAGTTTCTGAATTAAAACAAACAAATAATGATTATAAAAAATCATTAAACATTTTTAGAGAGAAACTAAATGATGTTGCAGTTTTCAATGCTAATTTAGCATATGCAACAAGATTGTTTACTGAACACTCAACTACTAAAAAAGAAAAAATAAACATTTTAAGACGATTTGATAATATTCAGACATTACAAGAATCTAAAAACTTGTATTCTGCTATTAACAATGAATTATCAAAAGATTCAAATTCGTCTTTAAATGAGTCTGTTAACCGTAAGATTTCAAATGTTGCGTCAACAGGTTCATCAGCTAACTTAATTGAATCAAAAACTTATGAAAATCCTCAATTTTTGAGGATGAAGGATTTGATGGGTAAATTAGGTTAATAAATTAAATAAAAAAAAATAGAAAATGGGAGCATTATTAGAATCAGGTCTTGTTGGTAATATTGGGTTGAAACACCTAAAAGTTATCAAAGAAGATACAATTAACAAATGGAATAAATTAGGATTCCTTGAAGGCTTAAAAGGTCATTTAAAAGAGAATGTTGCACAGTTATATGAAAACCAAGCATCATATCTTATTAACGAAGCGGCTAGTACATCTGATACTGGTGCGTTTGAAACAGTTGTTTTCCCAATCGTTAGGAGAGTATTCTCTAAATTATTGGCTAATGATATTGTATCTGTACAGGCAATGAATTTACCAATTGGTAAACTGTTCTTCTTTGTACCTCAAATCCAAGAAGCAAATTCTGGTGCACACTATTCACCATATGGTGCTCCAGGTGCAGCAGATACTCAAACACCAACTACTGGTTATGGTAGTGGAAAAAATTTATATGATAGATTTTATGAAGGTAATGAGCCAAGCTTAAACCCAGAAGGTCTTTATGATTATTCAAAAGGACAATATAGTGCAGTTACTGCAACAGGTACTACAGTTGTTTGGAGTGATGGTTCATTAGTTACTTCAGGTTATTCAGCAGGTAATTATAGAAGAGTTATACTAGCTTTGACAGGTTTTGGATCTGATGGTGAAGGTAAATTAATTGGACCTGATGGTCATCCAATGGATAATGAAAGTTTCTTGGCTGGTTTGACTGTTTATGCAAGTACATCAGCAGGTGGTGCATTCTCTGGTGTTACAACAGCATCTGGACTTGGCAATCCATTATTGTTTAGAGTTGTTACACAGAAATATGCAAAAGGGCTTGTTCAATATGGTTCTGAGAATACAATAACTTTCCCTAGTAGTAGAACAGGAGGTGGATCATACAATGATTTATCAACACCTGCTGGTGTTGTTTATCTTGAAGTTGATTTACAAAGACCTGCAACAGTTGGTGCAGATTCATTAGATGGTTACACAGGTTTCACAACATCAATTTCAGGTACAGCCGCAACTGACTTTACAGCAACTTATAGAATTTACAAGAGTTTAGAATTTGAAGATAAAATTGGTGAGGTTTCTTTTGATTTACAATCAGTTACTGTTTCAGTTACAGAAAGAAAGTTAAGAGCACAATGGTCACCAGAAATGGCACAAGACGTTGCTGCATTCCATAACATTGATGCTGAAGCAGAATTAACTGCTTTATTATCAGAGCAAATTGCAGCTGAGATTGATAGAGAAATTTTAAGAGACCTTAGAAAAGGTGCTGCTTGGAATTTACGTTGGGATTACAATGGTTGGAAGAGATTGGGTACAAACGCTATCCCTTACACACAGAAAGACTGGAATCAAACATTAATCACAACTATTAACCAAGTATCAGCACAAATCCACAAATCAACATTGAGAGGTGGTGCAAACTGGATTGTTGTTTCTTCTGAAGTTAGTGCAATTTTTGATGATTTGGAATACTTCCACGTATCAAATGCATCTCCTGACCAAGACCAATACAACATGGGTATTGAAAGAGTTGGTACATTAGCAGGTCGTTACCAAGTATATCGTGACCCTTACTTCCCAGCAAACCAAGTGTTAATGGGACACAAAGGAACATCATTATTAGACACTGGTTATATCTATGCACCATATGTACCATTACAATTAACACCAACAATGTATAATCCATTCAACTTTACACCAATTAAAGGTATAATGACAAGATATGCTAAAAAACTAGTTAACAACCGTTTCTACGGTAGAATTACGGTTGATGGTGTTAGAACATTTGACTTACAAGAGTTAAGATAATCAATTTTATATTGATATAATAGGAAGGGTTGCATTTTTTTGCAACCCTTTTTTTATTTGCATATATTTATTAATAAAAATTTTATGGAAAATAAGCCATCATTTTTTAATGAAGATTTAAGAGTTTGGTTTGGTGATAAGAAAAAACCAAAAGGTAGCAATCAACCCAAAGGTCCTTGGGTTAATATATGTAGAAAAGATTCAAATGGTAAGCACCCCCCCTGTGGCAGAGAATCTGATGATAAGGGTGCATATCCTAAATGTAAGGCGGCTGGTGTTGCTAGTAAGATGAGTGATGCTGAAAAGAAGTCAGCTTGTACAAAGAAAAGAGCGGCTGAAAAAAAGAATCCAAAATCTGGAACGGGCAATAAACCAACAATGGTTACAAAGGAAAGTTTAATAAGAATTATTGAAGAGTTTTTAATTCATAATCATTAGCATTAACTTCATTTACTAAATGAACATAATCTAAATTAATAAATGAACAATTTCCTTGTCCAGAAACCCTTTGTGATAATATAAATAAAATATTATCATTTTGGGTGAAAAAAAGATACAAGTAACCATTTTGTGTAAGTAAATCAACTATAACATTATTATTTGGTATTTCATCAAAAGAAGCAAATTTATATTGTATTTTTTTACCACTTTTTATAATAAAATTCCTCTTGGGTATTATATTAAATTCTTTCCAAGCATAACCTAATTCAGTCATCCTAAATATTGCAATAAATTCATCTTTTGTTATTTCAGTTATTTGTTTTTTTGTTGTAAATTCAGTTTCAATAATTGCTTTGGCTTCATTTTTTTTAGTATTGTTACTAGGGAATAAAAAATTATAAAGAATAGTAGCATGGTTTTTTAGATAATAAAAAGTAGGGTATTTTATGTTTGAGTCGCTACCCTTCATAAAAGATTTAGGGGATAACCCTTCAATTTCAGGGAATTTAAATATAGGAATAATGCTATCATAATTTTTTGCATCAAATACTTCATCCTCCCCATTAATTTGAATTAAATAATCACCCTTTAGTGTTGTTTGGGGTTTCATATTTTTAAATTTTCCCATTAATTGTATAAATAATTTTTTTATTGTTTTTCTTTCCTCACCATAAGAAGTTTTTGAATCAATATTTATAAATTTATTTTTATCAATAGTTTTTTTGGTTAAATCAGAAAACAAATCTGTTTTTTTGAATAGTTCAAAAATATAGTTTTCAAAGTCTGTACCTTTTTCTGAAGCTGATGTTTTTTTTAGTTTATTTGAAATTTCATCTGCTTGATTAGGAGTTATAAGAATTTTTATTTTGCTCATAATGTTTTTAAATTTATATGATATTATCATATCTTTGTTAACCTAAAAGGCTTCAACCTTAATTAAAAAGTTTTCTTTTAGATAATTTGACAACTCATAAAAGGTATCAAATTTTGATTGCATCTTATCATCAAACCTGCTGATAATATCAATATGTGTTTGATGGTGATTAATAAAAAACTTGAAAAGTTCATATTCATAAATCATATGAATTTCTCTATCATATATAATGATAAAGATATTCTCATCTTCAAGATAAATTAATCTTTCTGGCGATTTTGATGAATAAGCAAGTTTGGCATCTGGATTGTCCAGCATTTTAAAGATAATATTTTTACACCTAACTTCATCCTCTGTTGGGTCAGTTAATGCCAAGATGTTTTCTTTAAATGAATTAACTAGGGGGGTCAACCAAGATTTAATGTTCATAGTTTTTTTATTACAAATATACTACAAGTTGAATTAAATAGCAAATTCTGTTTCATCCCAATCAGGATCCTCATTTAATATAATACCTTTAATATATCCAGGTTTAACCATTTTTTTTAATTGATTTTCAGTGTATTTGGTTAATTTTGTGTAAGTTATGTTTATTCCATCATCAACTTTCAATCCTTTTGGTAATGATTGTAATTTGTAACAATGATTTAAATATAATGTACCATTAACTTTTAATCCTTCTGGTAATGATTCAAGTTTTTCACAGCCATATAAATCCAAATCACCCCCAACTTTCAATAGTTCTGGTAATGATTTTATATTTGAATGTTCTAAAGATAACTCGCCCCCAACTTCCAAGTCTTCTGGTAATGAAGTTATTTTTGAATAATCTAAATTCAAATTGCCACTAACTTTCAATCCTTCTGGTAATGAAGTTATTTTAAAATTTGATAAATCCAAATCATCATTAACAATTAAATCTTCTTTTGTTAATGGTGAACCATTTGTTATTTTCCATAAAAATGGAATTTTTGTACCATCTAACTTTTCAATAAAATTAAATATATTCTTTAGTGTTTCTTTTTCCATTATCTAATTATATTATTTATATATCCAGGATTAACCATTTGCCTTAATTCCTCAGTTGAATATTTTGTTAATGGTGTATTTTTAATAAACAAACGACCCCAAACTTTCAACCCTTTTGGTAATGATGTTATATTTGAATGTCCCAAATCCAAATCCTCCCCAACTTTTAATCCTTCTGGTAATGATTGTATATTTTTACAACCATATAAACTTAAAATATCCTCAACGTTCAATCCATCTGGTAATGATTCAATATCTGTTTCTGTTAAATCCAAATCCCCTTCAACAAATAACTCTTCATCTGTTAATGGTTCATTATTCATTAATTTCCACATAAATGGTTTATCCTTATTTTCTTCTTCTTCAAGGAATGTAAATATCTTTTTTAGTGTTTCTTTTTCCATTATCTTTCTATATTTCCAAGTATAAATCCTGGTTTAACCATTTTTCTTAATTCATTATCTGAAAATTTTGCTAACCCAGAGTCGTGAATGGCCAAATTACCATAAACCTCCAACCCTTTTGGTAATGAAGTTAAATTTTTGCAACGCATTAAATCTAACAATCTATTAACTTTTAATCCTTTTGGTAAAAATCCTATCTCTGAATCCTCCAAAGATAATATACCAACTTCCATTCCTTCTGGTAATGATTCCAAATATGGGGTGGTATTTAAATTTAATTCACCTTCAATTTTTAATCCTTTTGGTAATGATTGTATTTGTGTATATGATAAATCCAAATCTAATTTAACTTTTAATCCTTTTGGTAATTTTCTTATTTCTGTATAATTTAAAACTAAATGCCCTCCAACTTCCAATCCTTCTGGTAATGATTTAATATCTGAATTTTGTAAAAACAAATCACCTTCAACTTTCAATCCTTCTGGCAATTCTTCTATCTCTAAATCTGATAAATTCAAATCACCTTTAACATGTAAATCATCTTCTGTGAATGGAAAACCATTTGACCATTTCCACCTAAGTGGCGTATTCCTATTATCCTTCTTTTCAAGGAAATTAAATATCTTCTTTAATGTTTCTTTTTCCATTATCTATATATATATCTATTTAAAAAACTAGGCTCAACCATTTTTATTAATTCATCATCTGAAAATTTTGCTAATGGTGTTCCACCAATAAACAAATTTTGCCCAACTTTCAATCCTTTTGGTAATGATGCTATTTCAGAGTAGGATAAATCCAAATCAACCCCAACTTCTAATCCTTCTGGCATAGAAGTTATTCTTGTGTTTGATAAATCTAAATGTCTCCCAACTTTCAATCCTTTTGGTAATGATTTAATATCAGAAAATTGTAAATACAAGTCACCTTCAACATATAAATTATCTGGCAATGTTTCTATCCCTGAATCTGAAAAATCCAAATCACCTTTAATATGCAAATCATCTTCTGTTAATGGTTCACCACTTGACCATTTCCATAATAATGGTGCTCTTATTTCATCATTCTTTTCAAGAAATTTAAATATCTTCTTTAATGTTTCTTTTTCCATTATCTATCCTTTCTTCCACTTTCCACCCAATTTCTTATACCTTTTTGCCGCAGCACCATTACAATATGCGCTTGGGCATACTTTATACCTAGACCTTGCCCAACTCAAACATTGACTCCATAACTTGGGATTTGTTGGTTTATTCTTTTTTTCCTTTGCTTCTGTTATGTTCTGGCTATCCCTATTTTCAAATTCATTCATCATAAAATCAAAAACTTGATCCAAGTTTTCTTTTGCAACTGTCACATGGTCATCAGCCCAATCATGGCCATTGGTCAACAATTCATTAATTTCATCAGGTTGAAATTCAAGCAATAATTCACATTGTCTTTTAATTTGTTTTAAGTTTCCAAAAAACATATAATTTTCTGTTGCTTGCTCATTTATTGCATTCTTAACAATTTTTTTAATTACTGGATGTATCATATCTTATTTTTTATTATAAATATCATTATTCTTTATTTTGATTATGGCTCTCATATTTTGATTTTAAGGGACTTTTTGTTTTAGCCTATTACTATGTCATCTTTATTAAAATCTGCTGTTGTGGTTAAATTGTATGTGGTTATATCCTAATTATTCTACCTATACGCCCAGGTTTAACCATTTCTCTTAATTCAGCATCTGAAAATTTGTCTAAACTATCTCCAACACTCACGGCTAAATATCCATTAACTTCCAATCCTTTTGGTAATCTTTTTATTGGTGTATCCATTATTGATAACCAAAGGTCAATTACTAGCCCTTCTGGTAATGAAGTTATTTTTGTATTATGCAAATACAAAGAAGCACCAATTTTAATATCATTTGGTATGTTTTTTATAATTGAATGCGATAACTCCAGAGAACCATCAACTTTTAACCCTTTTGGTAATTCTTCTATTTTTGAAAATCTAGTAATCATTCTACCTTTAACTTCCAAATTATCTGGTAATGATTTTAAAGTTGAATCTGTTAAATCTAAATCACCATTAACAATTAAATCTTCTTTTGTTAGGGGATCACCAAGTTTTAATTTCCAAATAAAGGTATCTCTATCTTTATGTTTTTTGTTTTCTTTCTTTTCAAGGAAATCAAATATATTTTTTATTGCTTCTTTTTCCATTATCTAATTATTTGCTCCTTTATAAATCCAGGTTTAACCATATTTCTTAATTCTTCATCAGAAAATTTTACTAATGGTGATCCACTTATAATTAAAATCCCCCTAACTTTCAACCCTTTTGGTAATGATGTTAAACTTGTGCAATTTTCTAAATACAAATCACGGCCAACTTCCAATCCTTCTGGCAAGGATGTTAAACTTGTGCAATTTTCTAAATCTAAATTATGCGCAACTTTCAATCCTTTTGGTAAAGATATTAAATTTGTGGAATTTTCTAAATATAAAGACGCTCCAAGTTCTAATCCTCTTGGCAGTGAAATTAAATCTTCACAACCTTCTAAATCTAAACGACCCCCAACTTTTAAGTTATCAGGTAATGATTTAATAGATGAATAATTTAAAATCAAATAACCACCAACTTTCAACCCATCTGGTAATGAGGTTATTTTTGAATATGATAAATCCAAATTACCTTTTACATTTAACTCTTCTTCTGTTATTGGTTCATCAAATTTTAATTTCCAAATAATGCTATCCCTATCTTTATGTTTTTTATTTTCTTTCTTTTCAAGGAAATCAAATATATTTTTTATTGCTTCTTTTTCCATTATCTAATTATTTTACCATTTATAAACCCATCTGGTTCAACCATTTCTCTTATTTTTTCATCTGAAAGTTTTGCTAATGGAGTTTTTACAATATGTAAATTACGTTCAACTTTTAAACCTTTTGATAATGTTTCTATATCTGAATATGTTAAATCTAAATCGCGACCAACATATAAATCACCTGGCAAGGATTTGAAACTTGTCCATTCAAAATTCAAATCACCCTCAACAAATAATTTTTCTGGGAATGTTTTTAAACTTGAGAACCGAAAATCAGCATTTCCTATAACTTTTAACCCTTTTGGTAAATGTTGTATATTTATGCCAGATATATCCAAATCGCCTCTAACAATTAAATCTTCTTTTGTTAATGGTTCATTAAACATAAATTTCCACCTTAAAGTTCCTTTGTTTTTATGTTTTTTATTGTCTTCTTTTTCAAGAAAATCAAGTATATTTTTTAGTGTTTCTTTTTCCATTATCTAATTATATTTCCTTTAAATGAACCATTATTTAAATTTTTATTTCTTCTTATTTCAGCATCTGTATATTTTTTGGCAAGGAAGGATTCTCCTATATATAAATTACCACCAACATATAAATTTTTTGGGATTTCTTCTATATCTGAATGTCTAAAATACAAATCACCCCCAACATATAAATTGTCTGGTAATGATTCTATATTTGTATGGGATAAGTTAAAACTATCCTTAACATATAACCCTTCTGGTAATGAGTTTATTTCTGATCCCAACAACCACAATTTACCTTCAACTCTCATCCCATTAGGTAATGAGGTTATAGTTGTAAATTCCAAATTTAAATTGCCTTTTATATTTAAATCCTCTTTTGTTAGTTCATTATTTACCCATTTCCATAAAAATGGTGTTTTGATATCATCATTTTCTTCAAGGAAATCAAATATTCTTTTTAATGTTTCTTTTTCCATTATCTAATTATATTTCCTTTAAATGAACCATTATTTAAATTTTTATTTCTTCTTATTTCACCATCTGTATATTTTTTGGCGAGGGGGGTCTCTTCTATATCTAATTCACCACCAACGTATAAATTTTTTGGTATTTCTCCTATATTTGAATATTTAAACCATAAATCACCCCCAACATATAAATTGTCTGGTAATGATTCAATATATGTATGTGATACATCCAAACTACCCTTAACATATAGCCCTTCTGGTAATGTTTTTATTGCTGATGCAAATAATGACAAATCACCTTGAACTCTCAATCCCTCTGGTAATGAGGTTATTGCTGAATGATTTAAAATTAAATCCCCATCAAAATTTAATTCATCTTCTGTAAATGGGTGATTAATTTTTACTTTATAAGCAAAAGGTTTTGGTCTATTTTCCTCTTTCTCAAGGAATTCAATTATTTTTTTTAATGTTTCTATTTCCATTACTCTCTTAATATTCCTTTTATAAATCCAGGTTTAACCATTTCTTTTAATTCAGCATTAGAAAATTTGGATAAACTATCATTACTATTTAAAACTAAATAACCCTTAATTATCAATCCTTTTGGTAATGAAGTTATTTTTGTTTTCTGCAAATACAAAGAACCACCAATTTCAATATCATCAGGTATATTTTTTATTTTTGAGTTCCTTAAATTCAAATTACCACCAACTTTCAATCCTTTTGGTAGTGATTCTATATTTGAACTTGCTAAAGATAAATAATCCCCAACTTCTAACCCTTCTGGTAATGAGACTATTGCCGAACAACCCATTAAATTAACCCAACCCTTAACTCTTAATCCTTCTGGTAATGATGTTACTTTTGTATATGATAATTCCAAATTACCATTAATATTTAATTCATCATATGTTAATTCATTAAATATAACCTTCCATTTAAAACTACCTTTATCTCGGGGCATTTTATTTTCTTCCTTTTCAAGAAAATCAAGTATTTTTTTAAATGTTTTATTTTCCATTATCTACATATTTCCTATTATTTCTCCTATATAACCATTTGGCTTTATCATATTCAATAATTCATTGTCTGAAATTTCTGTAAATTTTGTTCTGTAAATATATAAACTACCCCCAACTTTCAAGTCTTTTGGTAATGAGGTTAAACCCCAACACCCAGCTAACCATAAATTACCCTCAACTTCCAATCCTTCTGGTAATGTTTTTATATCTGAGTCTGTTAAATCTAAAACACGCCCAACTTTCAATCCTTCTGGTAATGAAGTTATTTTAAAATTTGATAAATCCAAATTACCTTCAATATTTAAATCTTTTTCTGTTAAGGGTTCATTATTTTTTACTTTATAAGCAAAAGGTTTTTTTCTATTTTCTTCCTTCTCAAGGAATTCAAGTATTCTTTTTAATGTTTCTTCTTTCACAATCTTGATATTTTTTCTTTTATAAATCCAGGATAAACCATTTCTCTTAATTGTCCATCTGTGTATTTTCGTAATGGGGTATTTTCTATATACAATACCCCCCTAACTTCTAACCCTTTTGGTAATGATGTTATTTTTGTATCTTTTAAATTCAAATATTTACCAACTTTTAATCCTTCTGGTAGTGAAATTAAATCTTTGCAAGAATATAAATCCAAAAAACCCCTAATTTTTAAGTCATTAGGTAATGAACTAATGGATGTATAATTTAAATGCAAATTACCACCAACTTTCAATCCTTTTGGTAATGAGGTTATTTTTGAATATGCTAAAAACAAATGCTTCCCAACTTTTAATCCTTCTGGTAATGATTGTATTCTTGAAAATGTTAAAATTAAGTCCCCCTCAACTTTTAACCCTTCTGGTAATGATTCTATACTTGAGTACATTAAATTCAAATCATCTTTTATATTTAATTCATCTTTTGTTAATGGTTTATTAAATAATAACTTCCACCTTAAATTATTTTTAGGTATTACCCCTTCCTTTTCTTCAAGAAAATCAAGTATTTTTTCAATTGTTTCTTTTTCCATTATCTAACTATTTTTCCTTTTATAAATCCAGGTTGAATCATCTTTCTTAATCTATAATTACTAATTTCATCTAAATGGGAAAGATTCAACATTATAGATCCATAAACTTTCAATCCTTTTGGTAATGAGGTTAAATCTGTTAGTCTTAAATCCAAATCACCACCAACTTTTAAACCTTCTGGCAATGATTGTATATTTTTACAACCAAATAACACCAAATCTTTCCTAACTTCAAGTCCTTCTGGTAATGAAGTTATTTTTGTATTATTTAAAACTAAATGCCCTCCAACTTTCAATCCTTCTGGTAATGAAGTTATTTTTGTATTATTTAAATACAAATCCCTACCAACTTTCAATCCTTTTGGTAGCAAGGTTATATCTGTATTAGATGAAAACAAATCACCACCAACTTCCAATCCTTCAGGTAATGATGTTATTTTTGTTGAACCTAAATTCAAATTACCCCCAACTTTCAAACCTTCTGGCAATGAGGTTATTTTTGATCTTCTTAAATCGAAATTACCACCAACTTTCAAACCTTCTGGTAATGAGGTTATTGTTGTTTCATAAAACCACAAATTACCTATAACATCTAAATCTTCTTTGGTTATTGGCTCATTATTTAATATTTTCCATTTAAATGGTGCTCTATGTTCTCCTTTCTCTTCAAGGAATTCAAATATTCTTTTTAATGTTTCTTTTTCCATTATCTAATTATTTTTTATTTATAATAAAAAAGTGCAATTGTTTTTTATAAGTGGTAATCTCCCCAGCAATTTGAACCTTTAAATCAACAAAATATTTATTTGGTATTTTATCTCTTGTGTCAAAATTAAAATAATATTCATTTGGTGTTCTGTTAAATTCTGTCCAATCTTGAACTTGAACTTGGGTTTCCCCCTCCTTAACATAAACACGATAAAATCCTTTAATGTTTGTTAATAATTCACTTGTGCTATATGCTTTTTTAATTATAACCCCAATCTTTCTAACATCAGTATTGAGTATTTTTTCCCCTTGCATAATGTTATAGAAATCAAAATTATATGTTTCACTTTCTGTTGTCTTTGTTCCAGTTTTAATTCGATTATTTACATCATATAATACAAATTCATTTTCAACATTGGGTAATGTAATTCCATTTAAGGTCATCCCACTCCAAACATCAGTAAATACCATAGGTGCTGTATATCCACTAAATACATTTGGTACAGATACCTCATACACACCCTTGGTAATTAATTTTGTTGATAAGTTTGTGCAACCAGTAACAACATTCCCATCATTGTCAAATATATTAACAATTGGATTGTTATCCAAATTTGAATACGAATCTTCATCTGTTACATAAAGATATAATTTATTTACCCTATTCTTAACAAAATTATTTCTATCATCCTTAATCAAATCATCATAAGTTGTTAATAGATAAGGTTCATAAAATGTCTGGGTGTGCCTTGAAAAAAAGCCAACAGAATAGCTTTCCGTTAACCCTGTTGCATTTTCATAAGATGGGGTATAAGCAATGCCCCAACCAGAATAAGATGTGGTAGAACCGCTTAAAATGGCGTTTATTTCATTTGTCATGTTAAATGAAACATCTTCATTACCAAATTCAAAATGTTTGGTATCAAGAATGGTCAATCCGCTATAATTAACATTTCCCGTATTTTTATTGTTATAAATACCAGGTTCAGTCCATCCGCTTAATGTTTGAGCATTATACCAATTTGAGGGGGTTGATGCAAATGAATTATCATTCTTTATAACTAGGGGATATTTCGCCCCTGACCCTGAATTTAAGTTTTTTGAATAATCTGTATAATCATAACCTACACCTTCATCCCAATTTTGAACATACCCTGTGCTACCACTACTCAATGGAATTCTAAATAAAACCAAATCAAAGGAAGATGCTCTACGTTTTTGATTTGGCATTTTCCCATTTAATAAGGATTCATCAAAAGATGCTGAATTTTTTAAGACTAATGTATGTGTGACACTTGACAATGAACCGCTAAAAATGATATCATCATTAACTTTATCAATTAGAGGTTCTAAATCTAAATCAAAAATTAGCCTTGTTGGTCCATATGCTGGGATTAAGTAATCTGTTGCACCATAAGTTAATTCAATAACAGGGTTTCTACCTGTATTTATTTTTGAATTTGCAATTAAAGTGTTGTTTCTATTAAAATAAGATAGATGAATTGACATTTTTTTATTTAATAAATATCAATTAATCCTAATTTTTTTGTTTAATATTTTTGTTGTTGCAAGTGAAAACTCACGTAATAGATTTTGAATTGTTGATCCATCTTCTGTAACAGAAACTGGTGCCTCCCCGGGAAATGGATGTGCATGTGTAACCAAAAATCTAATGATTAAATTAATCAATTCAAGAAGTTCTTCTCCCCTAATAATTGAAGATGTATTGGGGTCAATACTATCAACAATTTTATCATTATCAATACCATATAAAGTATCTGTTAAATCAATTTTGGATTTGTTAGGTGAAGGAGTAGTATTGTGGCTTAATAAATAAATTGTGTCAGCACCAATTAAAGCAGATGAATTTTCTTCGTTTATTATTGTATTACCAATAACAACACCACTTTCAGTAAAAGTAGGAACAATTGTACTATCTTTTGAATAAATAAATCCTGAACCCCTTTTATTTGAAAATTTATCAAACTTTATTTCATTATATATGTCAATAACATTTGTAGATGGTGTTTTAGATAAAAATGTTCCACTCAATCTTAAATAAGTTGAATATCCTGGTCTAAAAAATATTGGGAATTTTATTTCATTTTCAAAAAATAATTGTGTTCCATCATCAAGTTTTACACCTGAATTGCATTTTTGAATAAAATCATTAATAAATTTAATTGTATTTTCTTTACTTAATTGATTAAACTTAACCCTACATCTAAATATTTTTAAATCATCAATAGTACTATTAATATCCAAATTTTTAATAGCTACTCTTTCATTTTGAATTAAATTATATAAATTAATAAATCCATCAAATTTATCATTTGTAGCATCAGGATTTTGGATAACCCATTCAATCAAGAATTTTGTTCCTAATGTTTTTTCTCTTTCAAGTTCAATAACTTCTGGGGGATTTTTTACTTTCCTTGATTTAAACTGTGATACTTGAACAAATGACCTATTATAATTTGGTGTAGGAAACTCATTTGGATTCATTGACCCCTTGTATTTACCTGCCCTAATTATAACATCATCCTCTTTAACTAAAATGTCAGATGATCCCCTACCAATAATACCAGTATCATTAGGTTCAACAAATATGCCTTTAACTTTTGATTTCCTATATGAACCATCAAGATTTTTTAATGTTAATGTTCTTTTAAATCTTCTACCTGAACCAGTTAATATACGAGATTCTGTCACAGTATTAGAATCCGCTCGCATAGGAGAATTAAAATCAGATTGAATATAATATTGATTATCAAACTTAAAATCTTTATTTGCATAAATAACCAATATTCTTTCTCCAGCACTCAAGGGAGCATTTATATAATAAGGCAATAATGGTTTAAATATGAAAGGATCCCTATCCCCCCAGATGTCTGTTTTTTCATTAAAATTTGGGTTACTAATTGAATTTAATATATCATCATTTCTATCTGAATCAACCCTAGCCCTAACCCTATTTAATCCTAATGGGTCTTCAATATCAATTATCTCCGCTGGAAATAGTACTCTATTGTCCATAATTATTTCTTGAATTATATTCTTCTAAAATTTTAGAATAAGCCCCCTCAATCTCATCTAATTTATAAGTCAGATTGATAACTATATTTTTTGTTTCATTAAATTCCTCAGTCAAACTATCCAAAACATTAATAATTTCACTATTACTTTTATTTTTAATATCCTTACAGAATTCAATAATATTTTCATTATTTTTCATATTAACCATGTCTTTTTTTAGCAAAAACCCTTCCTGTTAATAGGGGGTCAATAAAACCATCAACTGCACCATTTGTAATTTCTTCAGAATCCATGCCATTTATAAGTGATTCAGCAAACAATAAAACTCTATTTGGTGAACCATCTAACAAGTTTTCAGTTTTTAAACCCAAATTTTGCATTTCAGAAATAACATTTATTTTAGCTCGTTCACTTGAATACCCAGGTAAAAATTGAGCACCAAGTAATAATGGTGCTGGTATTGGTATAATTGCTCTTTTACTTAAAACATTAATTGAATTTAATATTTGTCCAATAGATTCAATTACACTTTTACATTTTTTTAAATCAACCTTAATTGATAATATACCAAATAAAGATGAAGTCAATGCAAGTATTATTCTTTTTTGTTTGTTGGTGTATTTTTCAAAAATACCTCCAACCACTTTTGACACCATCTTTTTTAATTTACCCTTCAATATGTTAAATAATTCTTTTAAGAATAATTCCAATATTTTTTTGGTAACATTTTGAATATAAACTTTATATTTTTTTGCAAATATTTCAGCACTCCCAATTACTTCTTTTGCATATGATAAATTACTTTTAGCCTCATTTAAATTTTTTTCAGCTTGGTCTTTTAGTTCATTATATTTATCATTAATTGTCCCTTCAATAACTTGACCCAACACCATTATTGGAAATAATAATTTTGGGCTAATAATAGATTCAATGGTTGCTTTAACAAAAGAAAATAAAGTTGCATTATTATTTTGTAAATTATTATTTTGTAATATACTTAATATTCCCTCATTTATTGCATTACTTTTTTCTTGTTCAGATAATCCATCAAATGTATCAATAATATCTTTTGCAAAATCTCTTATAATCTCATAATCAATTGGCTGATTTAATACCCCACAACTCTCATAATCAATTATTTTATTTTGATAATTATTTATATTCCTATCTATTTTTCTTAAATCAATTTCAGAAAATGTGAAAAAATCATCAGTATCATTATCTAGTTCTGATATTTTAGAAATGCCACTAACATTTATTTCTTCACTATTGTCAATACATTTATTACAAAATCTTTCAATTAATAACATAAATTTACTTTTCTCCTTTATGTCTGTTTCTGTACTACTTTCTGTAATATCTGCACCATCAATAAGATAACTAAATATGTTTTTTATAATATTATTAAAATCAATGATGTCTAATGTATCGTAATAATCAAATATAAATTTACTATAAGAATTAAATGTATTATCACCATCCCCCAACAAAGCAACCGCAATAAAATCCCCATCTACATCTAAATCATTTTTTGTTTCATATGAAAAATCAAATAAATCCAATCCAGAATATCCTTTATAATTTGTACCATATTTTTGATAAAAAGTTTCTTTCTCATTACTTAATCGCTCATATAACTCACGATTAAATGAAAACCCTAAATTGCCACCATATCCTTTATATTTATCATTTGTAATGTTTTGACCTATTGTGGTGTTTTTTAGATTTTCATAAAAAAATATACCAGATGTAGAATCTGGACTTTTTGTTAAATTACCAAATAAATCTAAATTCTTAATAGGGACAAAAACTTTTGATTTTTTGTCCATTTTAAATGATGGCTTAATATATTCATTTTTAGGTATAACTGGAAATGTTTGGTCATCTCTACAACCTAATAATTTAATTGCCTCATCAGATAATATTTTTTTTATTTCTGAAAGGTTTTTAACTGTAATATCTGAAAATGTCTTTAATAATTTGTTATTAGTATCCAATCCCTCACCATCTATTTTTTTTATATAACTAATTATTTGTTCAAAAACAGAGGGGGCTTTATTGGTCTTTAAATTGCTTGGGGCTTTATTTATATTAATTGAATTACTTACATTAGAAACAACTTTATCAAAAAAGATTTCACTCTGTCTTCTAGCTGTTTTTGACGCATTGTTACTATCTAAGTAAGTTGTATATGCATCAATTTTTTTGCTAATGTTCTTATATTCATTAATTAAATTTGGCATACCATTACTTTAATGTGTAATTATTTGTTAAATCATTATTTATGTCTTTATTTAATAAATTTTCTAATACAGTTTCATCCAAATCTGCAAATGAATAAGATGTTTCATCTTTACTCATTTTTTCCCAGATACTTGATTGTAATTTAGATAAACTTAATTTTTTTTCAACACACTCATTAATAATTTTTTGTTGCTTTTCAATAACAGGTCCAATCATTGTCATATCTTCTGGATCCTTTAACATTGTTAGCATTTTGTTTTGTATTCTAATGGCAGTTGTCCTCTGCTCAACAAGTTCATTGTATATTTCTTGCATTAGATTTAGAATTGATTCCTTATTAAAAGAAATTTCTTTTTTAACTGGTCTAGCCATAATTAAACAATTTTATTTATAATAAAAATATAAAGAGATTTAAATTTCTTTAACGAAACTCGAATCTCTTTAGTTGTTAAGTTTGTCATTTCACGCAATGACAACAAAATTAAATTTTTATTAAACTTTGAATTATCTGTTGCTGTAAATATTGTTTCATATTTTTCAAAAACATCTATTAATGCTAATCCTAATTTTCTTTCATTATCAGTTAAAGATTGGGTTTCAACAAAATCTTTTAGTTTAATAGTATATTCAACAATAATTAAATCTAAATCAACCACATCATCATCTATGTTATATAACATATCTGGGCGTTCTTCTATTGATGCTGAAATATCTTCATAAGATACCTTTCTGTTGGTTTCTTTTTGGTCTTTTAATATTTGACCCATCAAATAATTTTTACATATCGTACCAAAGTATGAATATGCTTTTTTATTTTTGGATGGTTTAAATTTATCTACTTTGGTCATAAGAAAAGAATGAACATCAGTATGAATCTCATTGAAGTCCATATCTTTTCTATATAACCTGTATCGTCTAATTATTGACGATATCATTTTATCTAAAGGCTTTCTAAGAAATTGGTTGTATATTTTGTTTTTTTCATGTAAAGTATTTGCTGTTAGAAAATCTACAACAGCCTTTTCTTCCCTTATGTCAAAATAGTTTTCTTTTGGGGTTTTCTTTGTTTTCTTAGTATCATCTATTACATCAATAGTTTGGGTTGTCATTAAGAATTTTGAATTTCGTACTTTATTTTTCTATCAGTTGTAAAAAAATATTCTTTTTTAGCAGTTTGAAGCCAAAATTTAACTTCATCTTCAGTAATTTTATTATCATCATACTTATAATTCCAAAATATTGACCCCTCCCTTAAATTGGTATGTTTATATCCCAATCTTGGTATTGTCATAACTGATGTTGAATTATAAGTTAACCTCAATAAAAATTCATAACTAAATGTTAATTTTATTGATGGCTTAAATCCACCTGTGCTAATAAATATATCCTTTTTCAAAATAATTCCAGAAGTTTGAAAATTTTCCCATTCTTGTAGGATGTCATTTGTTAAAACTCCCATTTCTTGGGTGAAATTTGCCGCAAATGTTGCTTCATTTGTAAAACCAGCAAATGTTTCTTTTGCATCAACATCAACAACAACAGGTAAAAATGCCCCATATTCAGGATAAACTTCTGCATACTTTTTAAAATTCTTAAACCAAATATTTGAATACTCATCATCAAATTCAAATAATGAAATCCATTCTGATGAAGCGTTTTCAACGCCATACCCAATTTGCTCACAATAATTTGGTTCAGAATCCCAAGCTAATTTTTTAACATTAATAGATTTAAAATCATATTCATTTAAATATTTAACAAGAGAATCTTCTTTTGTATGGATAATAACCAATTCATCAAAATCATTTTCTTGTTTCTCCAATGACGCAATTGCTTTGGTGAAAAACATATCAAAGTCTTTAACTTTTGATGATTTAATTGGTAATATAATTGATAGTGATAATTTTTTGCTCATTTTATAATTTGTTTAGTTGCTCTTGAAATGCGTTTATTCTATTATCAAAATATGAATTAAAACAATTGATAACTGTTGATGTGAATTTATCCTTATCTTTATACATATTAGATGTCTTTTCTATCTCTTCATATAGTTCAGGTGTTATACTGTCTTCCAACCAATTCTGAATAAATTCGGCAATATAATCAACCATTTTTAATTTGTCTTGTATCCAAATGCCGTTTTTATCATTCATCCATTCAGGTATTAAATCTGGTATTCTACCAATAACTGGAATACCACAAGCCATAGATTCTAATGGATATGTTCCAAAACCACTAATATCATCAATCCAAACGCTTAAAAAACAATTCTTTAAAGAATTAGCAAATTCACTTTGGCTAAGACCCCTCATATCCCTAAATGTGAACCACCTAAATTGGGGGTATTTTAAATAAAATTGTTTAACAATATTAATTGTATCAGTCTGCTCTCTTGTGTGAACAGCAATAATTGGCATTGGGGGTACTTTTGGTTTATCAAATAAATCTGAAATTACTGGGGTAATAATGTCATAAGACATTTTCTTCATATATGAATCTAGTTCATCCTTTTGTTTTTCAGAAGTTGTTATACATTTTAAAAATCCTAATGAAGGCCAACTTTGCCCTGGTTGTAATGTATCTAAAACATAAGAGTAAGATTGCATCAATACAATTTTACCACAAGGCAAATCTTTTATTTGTTCCATAATAAATCCATATATTTCTGGAAGTACAATAAAATCTTCTGGACTAATTTCCAAATTCTCCCCCTCAATTGAACGGTGGGGTAATGAGGTCATATAACTTTCGTCAAGCCAAGAAGCAACACCTGAATAATCTTTCTTTTCGTGTAATATAATAGGATTGAAGCCGTTATCTTTTAATGATAATGCCACATCGTATATATATTTTATGGATGCCCTAGCATTTCCTTTTGTGTCTTGAGCCACAAAATAAATCCTTGATTTCTTATCTTTTAAGATATTTAAAGAATTTTCAATTTTTGGTTTAATATCATTCATGTTAATATTTGTTTATTATCTTTTTGTTTAATAATGTATTAAATGCCAATTTAAATGGTAGAGTCAAGTTATTACCTGAACTTAATCCAAGTTTTTCATCAATGTCATCATTCTCTGTTAGAATAACATCTAACATTAGTTTTACAAGTTCATATTTTATAATATTTATTTTTGTATCTGTTGTACCTGTTATTTCTATTGATGCAACTTCTGTCATATCAACATACTTTTCAACAATATCTAAATCAACATAATAATGTTCTCCTAAAATTTTTAACATAGTTCTAAAATTTTGTCTTTAAATTCTCTTAGTTTATTTATGCTATGTTTGGTTTTAATATTTTTATTGTATTCTTGTTCATACTTAATTATAACCAAATTGTTTGGCACATCTAATAATAGGTTAGGATTAGCCGTAAGTAAAACATCTATTGGTTTAATCATCTCATTTTTTGTTTGTTCGCTATAAAATTTGATATTTTCAATCAAACAAGAAAATTTTGATAAAAAGAACAATGTTGCTGGCTTTGATTTTCCAATTTCATCGGAAACAATAATAATCTCATGATTATCTCTCATATCCAAATAAAAATCATTCAAATCATTCATCCCTGTATATTCAACAGATGCTGCATGCCCAAATATCTCCATTGGATGTTCAATGTATAAAAAATTATACAAATCATCATCCAATGGAAATTTAAAATGATTTAAAAGATTTAAGGAATCAATTGGGTAATTTATTTCATATTTAAATTCTGATTCATTATCTTCATTTGCAACATAAAACTTATCATAAACTTGTTCTATCTTCCCAAGAGTGTCCCTTAATATTCCATTTAAATCAATTGCTATTGTCATACTTTTTTAAAATTTTGCTTATGATGGGGTTTCTAACAATATCCTCACTATAAAATTCATGGTGAGCAATATCTGAGATGCCTTGTAATCTTTCCATAGCATCATATAATCCAGTTCCCCTCTTGTCTTTATATCTATCAGTTTGTTCCAAATCTCCAGATATAAAGAATTTAGTATTAAAACCTATTCTTGTCAATAGTAATTTCATTTGATTTGGTGTGGTATTTTGTGCCTCTTCTAATACCAAGATGGTGTTGTCAATGTTTAAACCCCTCATATAAGCAAGAGCCATAACCTCAATAACCTCCATATCCATTAATTTCTCACGGATATTTTTGCCAATTATTTTGTTAATTAAATAAAATGATGGATAAATATATGGATCCATCTTCTCATTTACATTTCCAGGTAACGCCCCTAGTTTCTCTTCTGCTTCAACTGCTGGTTTAACAATCACCAACTTGTCATATGTATTGCTGGGGTCTGCAAGTAAGTCAATGGCTGCTTTCATAGACATATAACTCTTTCCAGTTCCAGCAGGACCAATGCAAATTGTAATTTGGTTATTTAACAATTTGTCATAATAAACCACTTGATTGTCATTTAGGAATTTTTCTTTTGTTTTCTTTTTAAGTAAACTACAAATTTGGCTTTTCCTAGATTGGGGAGCTAACTCAACCTCATCTTCTTTTTTCACAAATCTTCTTCTCGTCATTAAGTTGTTTTTATTTAATAATAAATAATAGGAACTAGAATTTAGTAGTCAAATTTTCATCATTAAATTTATGTAACCAATATTCTATCATTTCATCAAGCATTGTTTCAAATGTATATTTTGGTTGCCAGTTAATTGTTTTCCTTAATTTTGTTGCATCTCCTTTTAAATCATATAGTTCTTCTGGTCTATAAAATTTTTCATCTTGTTTTACATAATCCATATAATTTAACCCCAAGTATGAAAAAACATATTCACACAATTCTCTAACAGAATGGGATACCCCTGTGGCACACACAAAGTCATCAGGATTATCTAATTGCAATATTGACCACATTGCCTCCACATAATCTTTTGCGTGTCCCCAGTCCCTTGTAGCATCCAAATTACCCAAACTTAATGAATTAGCTAATCCCAATTTTATTTTAACTGCTTGTTTAACCACCTTGTTTGTTACAAAGTTTGTCCCCCTTCTTGGGGATTCGTGATTAAATAAAATCCCATTTGATATAAACATACCATATGAATTTCTATAATTTCTTGCAATATTATACCCAAATACTTTTGAACAACCATAGGGTGATACCGGATTTAAAGGCGTTGTTTCCCTTTGAAATCCATCAGCATCAATTGAATTACCAAACATTTCAGATGATGATGCCTGGTATATTTTAATTGACTTATCTACAAGTTTAACCGCTTCAAGTAAGTTTAAAACGCCAAGTCCAGTTGCATTTGCTGTGTAAATGGGTTGGTCAAATGATATTCTTACATGAGATTGTGCTGCCAAATTATATATCTCATTAGGTCTAACATCTTGTATTACTCTAATTAATGATGATAAGTCAGTCAAATCAGCATAATGTAATTTTAACTTATCATATATATTATCCAATCTTGATGTTTGATTTTCTGCAACTGAATTTCTTTTCAATGTTCCATGAACTTCATATCCTTTCTCAATCAATAATTCTGCTAAGTATGATCCATCTTGACCATTTATCCCAGATATCAATGCTATTTTATTTTCTTGCATAAGTATAATTTTCAATAAACCACTCAACTGTTTCCTTCAACCCCTCCTCAATTGGGGTGAATTTAAAATCTGGTAAATATGACATCAATTTGCTATTATCAGATGGCTTTCTAAATTGTCCATCAGGTTTAGAATCATCAAATATTACCTTACCCTTAAAGTTAAAATAATTTACCAATAAGTCAACCAAATCTCTTATACTAATTTCAGATGAGGGACTCAAAATAATTGGTTCAGATTCATTGTAATTATTTAAAACCCATTCACTTAATCTTGCAACATCTTTAACATAAATAAATTCTCTTAATGGTTTACCAGATCCCCAAACAATAAAATCAGTTTTTGTTTCTTTTGCCAAAAATAATTTATGAATTAACATAGGAATAACATGACCATGCTCTAATGAGAAATTATCATTAGAACCATATATGTTTGTTGGTATTACTGATTTATAATTTAACCCATATTGTTCTCTATATGCCCTAATTTGTATATCTGCCATTCTCTTGGCATAAGCATAGGGATAATTTGATGAATGAGGCTCACCCAAATGTATCTTCTTTTCAGTTAGGGGGTAATCAATATTATCTGGAAATACACAAGTGGATAAGAAACAAACCAAATTTTCAACTCCAACCTTCCTTGCTGATTCTATAACATTTGTGTTTATCATAATGTTATCATAGAAATATTCACCCTTATACTTCATATTACCCCCAAGTCCACCAACTTTACCAGCACAATGAATAATATGTGTTGGTTTATGCTTTTCAAAGGCTTCATATGTAAGGTGGGGGTTTGTTAAATCAATTTCACTTCCAATCTTAATATCTGATTTAATATGTGAACCAACTAAACCATATCCACCAGTTACTAACAATTTTAGCATATAAACTAATATTTTTTATTATTAATCATTTTAGTAATCCTAACTTGTTCATCCCAATGCTCAATCATTTCATCCATTAACATTTCAAAAGTATATTCTGGCTTCCAACCAAATTCTTTTCTAATTTTAGTAGAATCACCTTTAAGATATTTTAATTCTTCAGGTCTCATAAATTCTTGGTCTTGGACAACATATAGATTATAATCAAGTTCTAGTTTAGTAAATACATAATCAATCATTTCTCTAACTGAATGAGTTTTCATTGTTGATACAACATAATCATCTGGTGTATTGTGGTTTAATAATAAGTGCATTGCTTTTACATAATCTTTAGAATGACCCCAATCTCTATATGAATCCATATTGCCAATGACTAGTTTATTTGCTAATCCATGTTTTATTTCAAGAGCAGTTTTAATAACTTTGCTTGTTACAAAATTGGATCCCCTTCTTGGGGATTCATGATTGAATAGTATTCCATTTACAGCATGTAATCCATAACCCCTTCTGTAACTTCTAACTAATGAATATGCAGATAATTTAGAACACCCATATGGTGATACTGGTATCATTGGTGTTGTTTCTCGTTGAAAGCCATCACTATCAACAGAGTTTCCAAACATTTCTGATGATGATGCTTGATAAAATTTAGCATTTGGACAACTTCTTCTATAGGCTTCTAACATATTTAAAACACCATTTGAATTTGTTTGTAATGTAAATTCTGGTATATCAAAACTTATTCTAACATGACTTTGTGCTGCTAAATTATATATTTCATCAGGTTGTATTTTATCTAATAATTTTTGTAAATTTGTTTGGTCTAAAACATCCCCATAATAAACATACATTCTATCTTTTATGGATTCAATACGGCTTTGTTGGTGTTCAGGTACTGAATTTCTTCTAACAATGCCATAAACTTCATATCCTAAAGACAATAAATATTCTGATAAGTATGAGCCATCTTGCCCATTAATTCCTGTAATAAATGCTTTTTTCATATTATTTTTTAAAAATTTTCATTTTAGTTAAATCAGGCCAATCAGTAACTACCCATTGCCTTGGTGGGGTATTGATTGCATCTTGTAATTTATTTAGTCCTAATTGTGCAATCTCAGGTGTCATATAATAATGAAATCCAAGAGTGTCTATATCTTGGTCTCTCCACGGTATGTTAGGTAATCTTCCATCATAAGACATTTTCTTTAATGAAATATAATCAATTTCATTATCAAGTAAAATAATACCCCCTCTACCTAATGAAAGATGTTTTTGATATTGAAAACTAACACACATAAATGTGTTGGGAATATAACTATTTTTTTTCCACAATACTGCTGCATCAATAATTCTTTTATCACCATAATTAAGTGTATAATAATTTTCCCAATCTTCATATCTCCATTCTAGTTCTATACCTATTTTTTCTGCCAAAAATGGTACAGACAAATATGTTCTTGTAGGTACATTAATTTTGGTTTCTTTAACATATCTTAAACATAATTCTAACCCATGTGTACAACTATCAACAGCAACTGCATAAGAAGAACCAAAAAACTCTGATATTTTATTTTCAAAAGTTGAAACTACTTCAAAATTCATTTTTTATCATTTAAATAGGTTTTAATATTGTTGTTATCATCACACCATTTAAGTGCGTATTGACCTTCTAACGGTCTTGAAAACATTGGATGGTAATGTTTGGCACACCCCTCAAAAAAATAATGATTGGCTTGAGTTAATCTAGTTTTATTAAAATCTGTAACACCTTCAACATTACAGCCACCATGCAACATATTTGAAGCCCATATTAAAGCTTGTCCTTTTTTTAAACTTACGTTTTTTTCAGAGGCTTTTTTACTTTTTATTAATTCAATTAAAAAATCTTCATATATTTTATAATTATTAGATTCCCCATTTTCAATAGTATCAGGGTGAGGTAAATTAAGATTATGGTATTCATATACTGGCCATTTATGACTACCCGGTATTATTTTTAAAGTGCCATTAGTTTCATCAACATCTTCAAATGCTACCCACACACCAACCATCCAAAGATGTGGTATTGTGTGAAAATGTATTGTATCACTATGTAGTGGTTGATTACTACCTTTAATAAAATTAATAGTTGAAAATGGAAATGGCGTTTTTCCATATAAATAACTAAGAGTATTAATAATTTTAGGGTGTATTGTTAAATTAGCAATTGAGTCACTTTTTTTCCAATGTTCAAATATTCTTTTACTTTCTGTATATTGAAAGTGGTCAGCATGATATGTAGTATTTTCATTATTTAGTGCACTATACGTGTCATTTACTATTGGTAATATATCATCATCAGTTAATTCTAAATCAATAATAAGATAACCATTTTCATTATAAAATTTACAATTTTCTTTTTGTTTATTGGTTAGCCCTGAATCATCCAATAATTCGTGAAAAAATGGTGATTCAATCCATGGAATGTCTAATGAGTTGTTTGATGGTTTAAAATTATTCATAGTTCATAAGTTTTTTAGCACTTTCTAATATTTGTTTTGAATCTCTCGTTTTGATTGGTTTTGCTGGTGATCCAGCATATACTGTCCAAGGTTCTGTATCTTTAGTAACAACAGACCCAGCTCCAACTATTGACCCTTCACCTAATGTTACACCAGGTAAAACAGTACAATTAACACCTAAAGTAGAGTATCTTTTAAATATTACTGGTTTATTTATGACCATTCGATGTTCTAATGGAACAACAGGCGATATTAATCCTTGAGTAAAATCATCACTTGCGCAGACAATTCTACTTCCAGAACCAATGTTAGTAAAATCTTCCATAACAATTAATGCTGGCGCACCACCTATAATTGAAACACTTGGTGCAATATGAATATAATCCCCCAATATTGCTTGAGTTGATATATAAGTCCACATATCAATTGCTACATGATTACCTATTTCAACTAATTCAGGTCTTGATATTATTGCTAAATTACTAACCCTAACATCTTTCCCCACTTTTTTTAATTTTTTCATTTTTTATATTTATAATCCACCATTTATTTTTAAATTACCACCACAAAAATATTCATTTTCTATAATATAATCAATAGTATTATATAATTCTTCAGTTTTACCAAACCTTTTTAAACCTATTTTTTCTTTTGCAATATCTTGATATTTAGATTCAACTCTATCACCCATTCCACCATCCCAATATCCTAGTTGTATTGTATTACATGTTATTCCATGTTTTATATTTTCTTTATTAGCAACCGAAATTAATCTATCCAAAAAAGCTTTTGATGCACAATATAATGAATTTTTAGGTACATTCATTTCAGAAAAAATTGAAGATATTGATATCACTCTACCCCATTTATTTTTAATCATATTTGGTAAGCATCCAGAAAGTATATTTATATTACCTTTTATGTTTACATTCAACATATCATCAATTTCTTTATAATCATCCTCAGTAATACTATTTAAAAATACATCATATTTTTTACCTGACATATTTAAAACAATATCTACTTGATTTTCATTAAAAAAATTATTTACTTCTTTTGGGTTTGTTACATCAACGTCTTTACTACTTAAATCAATTACTTCATATTTTTTTTTAAGAAATGGTACTAATTTAGTTCCAAGACCACCTTTTCCACCAAAAACAACTATTTTTTTCATAATCATTGATTATACTTAATTATCATTGAACCCCAAGCCCAACCAGCACCAACAGCTGATAATAATATATTATCACCATAAGTTATTTCACCTGATTTAATTGCATCATCTAAAGCAATTGGTATTGATGCACCTGCAATATTACCATATTTATCCATTATTGTTTTTACTTTATGCATTGGTAAACCAACATCTTTTGCAACCAACTTTAATATATTAATACTAGGTTGATGTGGTACTAACATATTAATATCATCAGCTGTTAAATTAGCTTCTTTTAAAACACTTTTAATTGATTCAGGTAATACTTTAGTTGCTTGTTCCCAAACTTCTTTGCCTACCATTTC